TCCTGTTGTTCCTCCTCCATTGAGCTGCGACGTCGGGAGGGACGACGTCGTAGTTAGCTGAAATATGCGCCGGCGGCGGCCACTGCACCTCCGGCGGCCAGACAAACGTCGCCATCACGTCACCGCAATGACATTGCTGGTCGCCGTCGCCGAGCCACTCACATTGGTCCCAGTCACCCGGCAGCTCAGATTCGTGCCGCTGTCGGCGGCGACCGCGGTATAGGTGACTTGCGTCCCATTAAGAACAATATTCGCGCCATTCCGCAGCCACTGGCGAGCGTAAGTCGGCGCGCCGGTCCACGTGCCGGTGGTCGAGGTGAATGTCGTGCCGACCGCGGGTGGCGCGCCTGAAATGACGGGCGCAGCCGTATTGGTCGGCGGCGGAACGTAGCCCCAGTAGTGATGCAACCGAGGCCGTTGCGCGCGCACTAGAGCGCGCGTGCGCTGGTTGACGAATTTGAGTTCAGCAGCAGTTGGCGCTCTCATTTTGGCGGCTCCCTAGGTCGACCCAGCCAATAGGCGATCACCGCTCCGAACGACGCAGTCAAACCGCCGAGCACAGCGCTGGTGATCTCATCGGTCGGGACGGTGAAGAACAGGCAGAAAACCACGGTGGCGATGAAGCTGACCACCACCAGAAGCGAGATGGTGAGCGTCCCCAGGGTCGGGTCAAACCGACTGGCGACCGCCACCAGCACAGTCGTAAACAGCACCGCGAACAGCAGCGTGAACAGCACCGGATAATCGAGCAGCTTCGGCGTCGGCGGCGGCAGGGCGAGGGCGTCGGTCATGCGAATCCGTTCCGTGTGCCTTTGTTATCGATAGTCAGGGCCATGTGACGCGGGTCGGCGGCGCTCAAACCAAGATGCACCCAAGTCCCGTACTCATGGATCAACTGGTCGATGCCCAGCTTTTTCATGTGCGGCTGCAACTCCTTGCAGATCTCAAGCGGCGTCCCGAAATCGGGGCAGCTGAAATCAACCGCTAGGCCGCTCATGTGCGCGCTCGACTTTGAGCCCCCGATCGCCGCGTTGACCGCGGGGCTGCGATAACCTGAACTAATCAAGATCGGATGGTTGTTAAGGACATCGCGAACCTTCTCCATCACTTCAGCGGTGCGTTGGACGTTCTTGCGCTCCTGACCTGACGGCATGTTGGGGATGCCCTGGCGCGCCGCAGTTTGGCTGTCGGTGAACTCCTCCAAGGTGAAGTGCGGCGTCAGCTCGGTCATGTGCGGGTGATCGTGCGGGTGACAGTGACGCCCTTTACAGGCAGTGTTGTCGCCGGCGGCGTATAGGGCGTCGGCTCGTTGCCCGCGTCGAGCCACGCGAGATAATCCTGATAGTCGAGATTGGCCGGATCGTCGGGAATAAATGCGCCGTCAACATCGCGAATGACAGTCTTTGGATGAGCGGTGAGCGTGTAGGTCGTATCCATCGGGGGTCGCACAGGCATGATCAAATCTCTGCACTAGCGTTATAATTGACGTTCAGGACATAGCCCCCCGACACCGCCGTCGCGCCCATCAACGTCATGCCAGAACCACCCGGCGCATTCGAAGCCCAAGTCGGGGCTCCAACATTTCCGCTATTGTTGGCGGTGATCGTCATCGTGGGCGTTGCCCGCATCTGCACCGGGAATGATTGAGAGGTATAGACGGTCGACACTCCACTCATGTAACCCGCAAACGCAAACTGACCTTTCTGGAAGTACCGCTGGCAGCGTATTAGCTTGCGCGCCAAGTCTTCCACCGGGAACGGCGTAGCGACGCTGCCTGCCTCCAGCTTGACGCCGGTGATCGCCCAATTAGCATTGTTGGTGCCAGTGACATGAACCGCGCCGGTCGCCACGTAAGCGGCCGACGCTTGCCATGAGTTCAAAGCCGATGTCTGCACGTTCGCGCCGCTGCCAATGTCGAAAACAAGATACATCCCCTGAACATTGCCAACATTCGGCCATTGATCCGTTGTGCCGCCCACATCGCCGGGGATGGGGATGACGATCTTGGTCCACGTATTCGCAATGGGTAGAGAATAAGTCGTGACATAGGTGCGGTATGCCGACCCTATGCCTGTGCTTTGAATGGCGAAGCTGAAATTTCCGGTCAGGCTGGAACGCGCCCAAAACGACACGGTAATGGGCTGCGCACCCGCCGTGCCAAAGCCAAGATCGCCGATGGCGTCAGCTTCAATGCCGTGCTGCAGATATAACGTCGACGCCGCCGCCGATGTATAGGCCGAGGTCGATTGAATACCGACGAAATACTGGAACCCGGGCGGCTTGGTGGTGATGGCGGCGGGATAATTCTGACCGACGTTGAACCGGGAAGTCGCTTGAACATTCCAAAACCACCAGCGATCAGGACAATAGATTTGACCATTCGCAGGCATGGCGACGCTCGCCCCGCCATTATGCTGATCGACCCACATGTCGCCGTTGTCGAGGCGATTGGGGTTGACCGCCACCGGCAAGGCATCGACATATTGCTTGGTCGCGGGCTGCAGCGGCGCAGCGGGGTTGGCGGCGAGCGTAAGCGGCCCGGTCATCGCGACGTTGCCGGCGATGGGCACGAAAGCGCCGCTATCGACATAAGCCTTGGTGGCGGCGTGCAAGGGCAGCGTCGGCGGCCCCGCCAGAGTCACCGGACCACCAAAAGTCGCCACGCCGGTGTCGCGGGCGATGGTCAACACCGCCCGCAACACCGAGCCGGCGTCAGAGAGCGCGTTGAGGGTGAAATTCGAACCGCTGTTCGCCCCGCTCTCGGCGGCGCTATCCGCCAAGATCATCTGCCAGCGGTTCGCCCCGTTGGTTTGCGCCAGGATGGCGCGCTGCTGTCCTTGGGTCAGGGTGTTGAGCACCATGCTGTTGCTGCCCAGCACGCTGAGGACGCCGGAAATGGACAGATTGCCGAGGATCGCACCGCCGATCACCGGCACATAGGGCAGCGCCGCAGCGTCAGCGGCGTTAACCAGCTTGCTCCAGTTGGCGGCGTTAAACGCGCCAGGCGCGCTGGCGGCGACAGCGGCATAAAGCGCGCCCGCTTGAACAACGAAATCGCCAACGGCGTAATTCGCCAGCGTCGAGAAATAGCGCACCGCGATCAGCTTCTGAGCGTTGCGGCTGGCGTCGATCACACCGAGTTGCAGGTCGGGAAAGGTCGTCCACATCTCGCCAGGCTGGCGCGTGCCAGCGGCCGGCGTTTGACCTGGGGTCGAGGAACGAAGGATCTGCCCCCGTGTCGTCATGGCTGTCTAGCCTCCCTTTTATGCGTGTTTACGCAGGGTTCAGAACGTTCCAGCGTCCCAACTAAAGTTGTCGATAATCGAAAGGTTAGGATCGCCGCCATCGATGCAAACGGTGGGGGTTGCAGTGGTCGAGAAAGTCAGCTTGGCGGCGGCGGAGAAATTCCCTCCGGTCGCCAGCATGCAAGCGCCGCCGAGCCCCATAACGACGGCGATGGTGGTCGTCTGCCAAGCGTTCGCCGCGTCAGCCATCAGCATCTGGTGCTGGGCCGTCGCCGGCGGCACGCTGGCCGCAGCGGCGGGATTAAGCGCCAGGCCCCAAGCGTAGCCGGGGCCTGCGCCAGAGAGCAGCATCTGATCCGGGGCGGTCGCCGCCGGCATGCTGTCGCCGACGATGACGCCCGACTTCGCCCCGACCACCAGCGGCTTGAACGTGGTGGCAAACGGCGGCCCAACGCTGGAGACGACGACGCCGTCGTTGAGGTTGGCCGGGACCGGCACAAACAAAGCGAGGTCGAAGGCTTTGGTCATGGCGGCGGCCCGAACCAAACGATGAAAATGTTGGCGTTGGCGGCGGGGGCTTCGGCAAAGGTAATCACCCACCCGGAGGCATTGTAAGCGCTGCCTGGCTGCTGCTGCACGCCGTCGACCGACACCATCAATTCCTCGTTCTTGACGACGTTGGCGTCCGCCCCAGTCGCCGCCACGACAAGCGCAAACATGGTCGTGATCCCGTCAGGGATGATCGGGCTGAGCAGCACCGTGTTGACGCTGCCGCCGGGGGTGAGCTGCGACGTCGGGGTGAGGATGTCGAAGGCGACAATCGCATTGACAACCAGGCCGCGGGCGAAGGTGACGGTCGAAGCGACGGTGTCGACGGTGAAGTCGACGGTCGGTTCGAGACGGACGCCGTTGACCAGGCCGTGCAAGCCTTCGGTCGCGGTCTGGTTGAAGGCGAAGGTTTGGCCAGACCGATCGGCGGCGCTGAGCGGAAACACGGTTTGGCCGGCGGCGGCGAGATAGTACAGGCTCGACGTCGTCGCCATCGCCGGCCCTTGAGCTAAGGGAATCCAGCTCGAACCGTCCCAGACCAGCATCTTGCCTTCGCCGGTATCGAAATACATCGCGCCGGGCGGAATCGGCTGTCCGGTCGGGGTCAAGGGGGTGGTCGGCGGCGGTCCCAGCGACGCGCCCATGTACCACCACGCCAGCATGCCGAACGCATTGCCGGCGCGCATCGCCCACCAACGGGCGCTCCAATGATCGCCGCTGATGGCGTTGATGGCGAGGATGTTGGGCGGGATGGTGTCCGGCAGGTGCTCAGCCCATTCGATCGCCACTTGCGCATAGTCGGCAGCCGTGGCTGTCGCGCCGTCGACGTCGCCGGCGTAGAAGCCGCCGGTGTTGATCCCGAGCAGCGGCATCGGCATCGGACCTACGGCGCGCGGCGTGTTGACGTTGGCTGGCGAAGGCGGCGTCGCGGCGGCGGCGGCTTGAATGGCGGCGACGACGCGCGCTTCGGCGCGATCGGCGACCTCTTGGGCGCGGCGCGCTTCGGTCCAGATCCGCGCCAATTCGAGACGCGCCTGGTCGATGACGACGCCGGCGTCGATGGCTTGTCGATGCAGATCGCCAAACTCGGCTTCGGCATAGCGTTTGATGTCGGCGGCGATCGTCTTGATGTCGATGTCGAAAGCTTTGGTCTGCGCGGCGACAAGCTTCTCGACCGCGAGCTGGGTGGCGGCGATGGCGTCAGCATGGTTTTGGAGTTGAGCGTCGATCCGATCGCCGGGCGGAGGCGACGTCGGTTGCCGGCGAGCGAAAGCCGTGAAATCGTAAATTCTGGCGGGTCGCGCGAGCATCGGCGTCTGGGGTTGGGCCGCCGAGGAGTGTTATCGGCAAACACCTGGAGGCGCAAATGGCGGCATGGCGAGCTTGGTGGCGACGACAGATCCACTGTCGCTTGGGCTGGTGCGGCGGCAACGTCGTCTCAGGCATCCATCAGCATCAAATCTGGATTGGCTGGCGCTGCGACCGATGCGGCGCGGTCAAGTATTACGCGCCGGTGAAGGATCTCTGATGGGCCTGGTGAGACTGATCCGCATGTGGTGGCGGCTGCGTCAGCGCAAGATCGACTGCGAGATCCTGTGGCCGGCCTTGGTCGCCGCAGCGGATGGCGATATCCGCTGGGCGCAAAACGGCATGTTGACGCACGCGATGAGCGACGCCGCCTGGCGCGACGAACTAACCGAGCTTGAGATTTATCGGGTGATTGCGCGCCTCACAGAGTGCGAATCCGCCGGTAATAGGTCGCCTTGGAAAGGCCCAGCTCCTTCCACGGGGTCTTGACGCCCGTAGGGGGGCGGCCGCGGCGTTTGGTGAGCGCCACGGTGGGCTTAAGAGCTTGAGATCCTCGAGATTTTGGCAGCGATGCTTGCATAACGAGACATTAAACCGGACGAACTAGACCCCCTTCGGGGGATCTTAGTTCACGAGCGCGGTGAACCGTGGCGATAGCGGCGCGAGCGCCCTCTCGGTACCAAGCGCGGAGAACCTCCGCATGCGTGTCGGCCCAAAGATACGATCCTGACGCTTCACAGAAAGCGCGCGCCCCGGCCTCGACCAGTTCGTCGTCATCATCGCTCATGCATGCTCTCCTTCGACTTGAGCGGGCGAAGCTGCACCCCCTCCCATTCAGCGCCGCGGGCGTCGTGGCTGTCGATCCCGCCCTGGCAATGCACGTAGATCCGGTGGCTCTGGTCGCTGGAGCCGGTTGTGACGGTGAGACTGAAACGGGGCCAGCCGCGATTGTGCCGGCCGGGCTTGATCAAATCCCGTTCTTCTTGGCCAGGATCTCGACCAGTTGGGTGACCTTAATCAGCGCCTCCGGCAGCGTCCAGCATTCGCGCTCGACCATGTCGGCGACGAACCCCTGCAGGTCGCTGGAAAACTGCACTTGGGCGTCACGCACCGGCATCGCCCGGTAGCGGGCTCGCGCCGCCTTGCAACCGTCGTCAACCTGCTTTTGGCTCAGCTTCATCTGGCGGCGTCCTCCTGGGCGAAATAGGCATCGTCGAGCGCACCCTCGACCTTGATCCACACCTCGTGACCTTCGGGGGATATGCGGGTGGCGACAATCCTGCGTTTGCCCCAAGCGCCGCGGATAAACTTCCACAACGGGTCGCCGTTCTCGGAGATTTTGATGAAACCGTCGTCGAGCGCAGCCTTGGCGAACCGGCGGTAGGCGAAAGCGTGCTTGGTGGCGTCGTTGACGATCATCGCCACCACACGCCCGCAATATTCCAGGCTGGATGGACGTGGCGCGGCGTCACGCGACCGCCTTCGCTGAAACCGGGACGATAATACTCGACCTCCTCGTCCGGCGGGGGCGGTTGGTTCTCCCATAAGCGCCAGCCTGCCGCCTCAAGCTTCTCTTCCTCACAGCTCCGACAATTCCCCCGGACCGCGCCATGCTTGCACCACATCGCATCACGCGCCGCGTCCGCTGCGCCGCCGCGGTCGCAGAAGGGGCAATTGCCAGGAGTGAAATGGTGTTCGCAGTTGATCATCGAGATCCTCGCTCACAGCTCCTCGTCCGCAATGCCGTCGATCCCGTCAGCGAAATTCAGCACCGACTGGGCGACCCAACCGCTGGTGAACAGATTGTCGTTCATAAACTCGCCATGCTGGCGCACGATCGCCGCCAGGGTCTTGAGACGGGTTTTAGGGGTTCGCGCCTTTCGGTGCGCCTGGATGAGACGCTGGCGCTTATCGTCAAAACGCTTGAACTCGGCCCGCGCCTTGGCCTGGAGCGCCGGCATTGGATCGATCGGCGGATTGTCCTCGTCGTCCGGCGTCATGAGCGCGGCCTGGGCGTCGAGGCGGCCATTTCGGCCAGGTGCTCCTCGCGGCTTTCGGCCGCCGGCCTCGTCTCATCCGCCTCAGTCGGGTTGACGCACCGGGCGCACATGATCCGGGTGTGAAGCCAGCGTTTGAGGGCCTTCTGGCCTGATGGATAGATCCCGACGATATGGCCGCATTTGGAGCACGACCGGGTGTTGTCCTGGTCGGGATGCACGACGTGCATGTCCTCAAGCCGCATGGCGACCAACACATGCCGAGCTGCGTTTTGGCGCTGGCGGCGGTTCATCGGCTGCAGCATCCGCAGCACGATCGGCGACGGGCGCAGCACGGATAGGGGCATGGCCGGAGGCTCACGACGCCGCCCCCTGGCCGGCTTTGGGGCCTGCGGCTTCCAGGCGCAGGCGAGGCCGAGGAAGCACCTTGGGACGGCGTCGTCATTGAGACGATATCCCACTTTTGGACAGGGGCGAAATTTTGGTGCGCGGGCCGCCCCCGGTCAGGATTGAGGTTTTGGGGTGGTCCCCAGGGGCGAATTAGGCGATTTTTTGCGGATCGCGCCTCGCAGGTGGAGGAGCTGGGTGGGTAAACTCTCGCCTCTCGTGCGTTAGGGCATGAAACATCAATCATTTCAACACATTGGTTGTGATGTTGACGCCATAGCCACTGGCGTTAAACCCTGCCGAGCTTGTTGATCTCCCTGTCGATGTCCTCGACCGTGAGCCGCTCGGGGTCGAAAATTCCATCTGCGTCCTCTTGCTCCCGTTGCTCTTTCGATCGACCGCCGATCGCGCCAACTAGTTCTAATGCTGTACGAATCGCCGCTGAGCGAACGTTGGCGGGGACACCTGGAGCGTCGATTAGTACAGACAGCGCGTGTTCTGCCTTCAGCCTCAAGCGTCGATAACGCTTATTTGTCTCATCAGCGGAGCCCAGGATTGCGTCTGCCAAGCCCGCGTCATCTTCTTGCGCGTCCAGTCGTTCGCCCGCCGATAGACCAGCATCTGCATCAACTCGTGCGTCGGCATTGGCGATCGCCCTTCGGCCATCGCCACCCGCGCCGCCGCGCTTCGCCCGCTTGGCTGGAGCTTTCCTTGTCTGCCCCATATCCAAAAACCTCCATGCGCTCCGCAAACCTTCATGCCCTTAAACGCCAGCATGCCGCATGCCGTCCCGTCGCGCTTCGTCGCCTCGCACTTCCGATGATTAGCTCGACCTGGCTGAAACTGCGTCCGCTTTCCCGCCTCAAGAAACGCCGCCGGAGCCGTCTTGCGCCCGCCCCACGGTTTTGTTCTTTTCCGCATGCGGCCCCTTTTCGATGCTCTCCAAGTCTCTCGTGTGAAAAACTCATCAGACATTAAAGTCTCACTCCCTTCCACGACACAACTACAAAAATACACACTTTTCTCTACCTACCCCGTATTACCCCCCTATTATTCTCTCCCTCTATGTACATCCCTCTCTCTACTATAATACCACACAACACACATAGTTGTGTATATTGTGTATATTTCTCTAGTAACTCATTGATCCTAAAGTGAGACTTAAATTACACAAGTCAGCACACAACTCGTTTTTGCTACAGATCCTTTGTATATTTAACAGCGGGAGGATGGCATTCGGGGGTTGAACGCCATCCTCCCTAAGCGATCGGCGGAAGGCTGAGCCGACCGGTCGCTGTTCACAACTTCAAGCGGCGAACCGCGGCGACCTCGTCTTGCGCATGCCGGCGAATGCCAAAAACCCGAAACCAAGCGCCATCATCGCCCACGTCGACGGTTCTGGCACCGCGCTCGACGTCATCGCCTGGTTAAAGCCGGTGACTGAGCCGCCAGCCAGCAAAGTGAGCGATGCGTCTTCGGTCATCGAGAACGGCAGGCCCGACACAAAACCCGTCGTTCTCGACCCCGAGAAGCTGTCAGGGTCGGTGAGCGGCGCTCCGCTGACCGTCTCCAACAGCGTGCCGGGCGTGTTGAGCGGATTAGCCCCTTGCGCGTCGGCGGGATCGGCGAAAAACTCCAAAGTCGACAGGCCAGCGCCGACATTGGAGTTAAAAGTGAGCGAGGCGCTCGACTCGATGCTCGCGACCGGGGGCGCGAAGCCAGTGTCGCTGGCGATGAAGGTCAGCGTGCCTTCAGCCGACCCCAGGTTCTCGATGTTCGACGTCGAGAGCTGCAGCACGTTATGCGAGCCGAACGTCGATTGTGTCAGCGTCGTCTGGACGAAAAAGCCGCCGACATTGGTGTCGACCGTGAGCAGGTTCTTGGCTCCGCCGCTCAAGTCGCAGCTCAACTCGCCATCGGCGCAAGTGAACGTCGACGCGCCATTGGTGATGGTGAGCTGCAGATTGGCGTGCGCCGCGCCCGCCGTCAGCGCCAGCGCCCCCGCCGAGGCCAGAAATCGCTTAAGCATGATGTGTGATCCTTCCGTTGAAAGTGTCGGGTGTCGCTCGACCCCGCCCAACTCTCATCTTGCACAAAACCGGAGCGGCGGTAATGCCACCGCTCCGGCCTCTCAGCCGGACCTTTCGTTCGGGGGGTTCGAACGCCGGGAGGGATTGTGCTGCGGCCCCCGGGATGGCCGGCAAGCTTAATGCTTTTCAAGCCACTCTTTGAGGCGAATCGCCGGGTCGTAGCGACACGGCAGGCAGACACAGATCAGCGCCGCGATCCCGAGCACAACGCCAAACCAGTCAGTCATCGGGTTGCAACCACGCTTTGAAATCGGTCATCGCCGTTGTCACCGTGTCCGCCTCGATCTGGTCGGCGATCGTGCGCAGCGTCGCCGGCAAGTCCAGGACGACTTCCGGCGTCGCCTGAACAGCAAAGCCCGCGCCCTTGTCGCCGCCGAGCACGATCAAGATGACGCCGGCGGCGTGCGTGCGTTCCCGCACCCAAGTAACCTCGTCGTCATATTTGCCGGGGCCGACGCTCATTGCGGCGTCTTTCGCATGAGCTGCCGCTGAGCCCACAGAACCGGACCGCGCGAGGCGCAGATCGCCGCGAGGGCGGCCTGCTGCAGTTGGTCTGGACCTATGCGCAGCATAGCGTCAGAAACGCGCTCCAGCTCAAACCTGAGTCCCGCTGGATCGATCCGCGCCTCTGTGACGACCTCGTTGCAAGCGTCACAGCAGCGACCGCTCTGGGCAAGCGGCGCTGGATTGTTGCCCAAGCGATCGTAAGGTAAGCCGCACAGGCAGCAGTCGCGATCTTCTTCAGACACCGGCCAACTCCATCAGTTTGGCGACGAAGATGTTCGTGGCCTCGCGCGCGATTTGATCCAGCTCCTTCAAGCGCTTGTTGGAAATGTTCTCGTTGGCGTCGTTTCGCCAATACTCGATCGTCGCCTTGTCGTAGGCGCGGTAGAGCTTGCCCAGCTCGGTTTGGCTAAAGCGCTCGTAGCGCTCACGCATGGCGCGCCAGTCGTCAGCGGCGGTCATGACTTCAGCTTCGGGTCGATATGGACTTTGGTGTCTGGCCCGATGGTGTGAGCCATCATCGCCTGCATGTCGGCTTCGGTCTTGCCCGAAAAGATCAGCACGTCGATCGGCATGCCCATCTCCTTGCCGTCGATGCGAATGAACGTATCGCCCGGTTCGGCGCGAAACTTGTCGAGATTGCCAAAGCTCAATCCGATCATGAGGAGGGTGCGGTCGCCTAACATTGCGGTGGCTTTAATCATGCATGCCCCTCCATCTCTGGCTGGCCTTCGAAGCGCTGGATCATCTCTTTCATCAAGGTGACGACGTCAACAGCTCGTTGAGTACGTCCGCGATCGCGACCATCTTCTCGTGGTATTCCGCCTCGATCGGCGCGTCGCCGAGCCGGTGCCGACGTTTGCTCTCACCCATTGGATTGCTCGCGTTTGTTGTACGCTGCGATCATGTTCACCGCTCGCACCATGTCGGGGTCGCCAGCGACCTCGACCGCTTCGGCGTCGGTCAGCGCCCGCACCGTGAGATCATCGGCGTAAGCCATCACATGCGCACAATGCAGGCAGATGGCGAGATCGCCAGGTCGAGGCGGTCGAGGATTGTCATTCTCGGTCACGTCAGAGCCGGCGGTGATCAGCATCTGGCAATCGAGACAATAACTCAGCGGCGTGCGCATGCGCTTCGCGCGCTCTTTGGCGAGCCCATGTCGCAGTTTAGCCATGCCGCTCAAGTTCCTTCACGCGCTCATCGAGCTTGTGCAGCTCGTCGGTCACCCCTTCGAAACCCAACATATACTGGGCGTTGATCCCCTTCAGGTTGGCGATCACTGCGACATGGTGACCCCGAATAGAGTTGAGCAGGTAAGTCGAGCACCCCAAGAAGAAAGCGACGAAGCACATCGCGACAATAGCGACTACATCCAACATCAGGCTTTCTCCGACAGCGGCAATTTGAGAATCGGCGTCGCCTTGAACACTTTCGCCACCCAGCGCGCATGGCCGGCTTCGGCCTCGTCCCAGGTACAGTAGCGCTCCTGGTCGTCGCCATGTCCGCCTTGGAACACCATGGTTTCGAACACCACCGGCAGTCGATCGTCGCCGCCGAGATAGCCATGGTCGAGCCCCAGGAACACCGTCGACACCATCACGTCGCCCTGCTCGGTCAGCTTGACGTGCCGGTCGGCGGTTTCGAACCAATGCGCCCACGTCAGCAAGTCAGAGCAACTGACCACCTGATGTCCAACGAGGATGTACTGGCGGCTCATCGTTCACTTAATTCCCCATAAGCCCACCGCAGGGTGGTGGATGACGCCACGTCGCCTAAGCTTCTCCAGCGCCGACCCAACGCCGTTCTCCGACAAGCCTCGCGCCTTGAACATCGGCTTAAGCTCATTGGCAGCGTGCCCTGCGCCGTCCGCGAGCAGCTCCATGATGATGGAGTTTGCGCCTGTCTTCAGGTTAGGGCCGCCCCGGTTCGATTTCTTGCGTGGCGGCTTTTCTAGCCGACGCTGGGCCACAAGCTTCGGCCTCGCCGGCGTCGGCGCGATTTCCTCGACGCTGAGATCCTCGATCGGCAACACCTTGGCCATGAGCGCGAACAGGGTTTCAGCCGGCATCGTAAAAGCCAGACGATATTTGATCATTGCAACCCCCACAAAACCATCACCACGTAAGCGACGACCGCCAGCACGAACGCCATATGGAGCAGCGCCGTCACCGGCGGCCCCGTTTGTAATTCGCCATCTTCACCACATGCCGCGTCGACAACCGCTTGGCGGGCTCCGCTGCAGCCTTTGGTGGGGCTGGCGGTGCTGCCGTAGGCTCGACAAAAGCCTTGGTGCTGATCGGCACCGGCGCGAGCTTCCAGCCCATCGAGCGCAGCACGGCGTTGATCGTGGCGCTCTGCGGCTTCTTGGTCGGGCCGGTGAACCAGGAGGACAGGGTCGCGGCGGCGACGCCGCTCTGCTCGTGGATGTCTTTGTAGCTCGCGCCATGCTGCTGAACGATGGTTCGAATTTCGTCGATGATCGGATCTTTGTCGACGAACGAATAGGATTTGTAGGTAAAGCCCGCCATTAGCTCATTCTCCGTCTTCCTTGGTGTGGTAATCGACGACGATTGCCATCAGCGCGAGTTCCTCCGCGCCATAGACTTGGAATTCACCGCAGGCTTCGCAGCGGTAGCGGCGGGCGTCAGGCTCACAGCCGCCTTGCTCATGGCCGCAGGCAATGCAGAAGCCGGGGTCGTCGAGCGTCGTCATGCGGCGTTTGCAGGCTTCGACGATCCGGTCTTCAGTGATCGAGGGATGAGCTTTCATTTTTGGCCTCTAACTGATCGAGCCGGCGGTGGATCTTATCCAGCATCGTCCTAAGCTCGACGGTCGGCAGAGCGCGCTGAGCGCCCAGCGCGCCTTTGAGCTTCTCGGCGGCCTGGGTCAGCGCCCGGTCGAGCCGGATCACCACATAAACCAGCATCGCGGCGATCACGACGATGCCTGCGGTCTGAACAGAGTCGACGAACTGGTCTGGTCTCATTCCCCCGAAAATCATGCTGGCGGCCGGTCCGATGGTCGGCGCAGGCGGCGGCGCTGGTGACTGGCGGCCGAGCCAGAAGCCAAGCCCGGCGGCGATCGCCGCCGTGACGCCGACAAGGATGGCGATGTTGCGTGGCGTCTCCCAAAATTCCTGTTTGCGCCGCAGCCTAAGATCGGCCGCCAGAAGCTCCAGCCTGAGCTTTTTTTCTTCGTCATCCACCATTTCATCGCGCCAAGCCAAATATCGTCCTGCGCTCAACCCCGTTGATTGCTTGGACTAGGTCAAAAGTCTCGAAACCGCTCGTGAGCCAGACGTCGGCCAGGATCGAGGCTAGCACCAGCGCCACCGCCGGTCCGGCTTCGTCCCATGCGTCCCCCAAGCCCGGCAGCACATGCGCTTGGATGGCGACGTAGGCCCGATCGATTTCGCTATTGTCACCCATCGTCTCCATCCCTTTGTGCTCTAGGCGGCTTGATCGCCGCCCGCTTTTGGTCGGCCTTGATCAGGAGGCCGATGATCTCATGCGCGATGTCGTCCGGCAGGTAGCGTGCGGCCTGAAAGAACGACATCCCGACTTCACCGTGCGGTTTGGTGACCGACCAATCGGCGGTGACGCCATGCGCCGCCTTCATCTCCGCTTCCGGCGCTAGTTCGCTGACTTTCACCTTGAGCGCCTTGGCCAGCCTCTGCAGGTTCTCCCGGTCGGGAAAATTCTTGCCCGCGACCCAGACCGAAATCCGGTCGCGGCCCTTAGCGACGTTCTTGCCTTCGGAACTTTTGTGTCGGCCCCAGATGCTGGCGGCCAATTCCGATTGTGATAGTTCTTGCTCCGACATCAGTTTCCTGAGTCGCTTGGCGAATTTGACATCTCTCATGCGCTCGATTGGCAGTCGCGCTCCTGTGATGCGCGGCGACTGGTTGATGGTTTTGGACACAGCGTTGGTTCCCTGTCAAAGTTGACCTTCGAAGTCGGAATAGCCGACTCCTGTAGGTAATTATACAACTTTGTTGGCCAACTGACAACATTGTACACGACAACCCAACTTAGCCGCTTACCGCATCACTACAACGATCAGGTTGCAACAGATTTTTAAAACGGCCTACTCCGCTTTTTGGGGGTGGCGAGGGCGTTCCTGTTGACAACTTTTTCTTGACAAGTGTTGGGCGGTGTCGGCAGGATGCGATCGTGCGTCCAACCCACTTGGATATGGCTTATGCCCCCAAATATTTTGCGCGTCGACACCCGCAGTTCGCGCTACCGCTTTGATTTGCTGAAGCATGGCGATGCGTTGGAGGTGAGCAGCGTGTCCGGCGCGATGGAAATGTTTCGCCGCTGGAAGAAAGCCAAAGGCCGGCGGGGGCGTTTAATTCCGTCTCGCGACGCTTTCAACACCCTGTTCTTCATCGACGACGACATCGTCTGATGCGCGTCCTGGGCGTCGACCCTGGCGCAGTCAGCGGCGCTTACGCTCTCATCGGGCCGAACGGCCTAGCGGCGATCGTCGACGACATCCCGGTGGTCGATCGCCAGGTTGACGCCGCCGAATGGAGCCGCATCGTCGCGCGCCTCAAGCCTGACGTCGCGGTGGTCGAGCAGGTCGGCTCGATGCCCAAGCAGGGCGTCGCCTCGACGTTCAAGTTCGGCATGGGCTGCGGCTTAATCCGCGGCGTGCTCGCTGGCGCGGGAATCCCCATCGTCAGCGTCACGCCGGCGAAATGGAAGAAACATTTTAGTCTCAACAGCGACGCCGAGAAGAGCCGCGCCCTCGCCATTCGCCGCTTCCCGACGTCACCGATGCTAGCCCGCAAGAAAGATCACGGCAGAGCCGAGGCTCTGCTGATGGCGCTGTGGAAACTCGAAACCGACGACCCCGTTTAACCCGAGGCAAAAATGCCCCTCTGGCCGCATCAGACCACCGGCGTCGCCTTCGCCCTGCGCGAGAAAAAGGTCGCCTGGTGGGACGACACCGGCACTGGCAAAACCAACACCGCCATCGCTCTCGCCGATGTGATCGGGGCGAAGGCCATTCTCGTCATCTGTCCAGTGATCGCGCTTGAGCATTGGAAGGCGCAGTTCGCCAAGCATGGCCAACACGATCGCAGCGTTGCGTTGATCCGCGACCCTGATGCACCGCTGTACACCACCAACGTCGTTGTCGTGCCCTTCAGCCTGATTTCGAAATATCCGCGTCTGCCAAAACGTTTGCGACAATACCGCTTCGACCTGGTGGTGATTGACGAGGCGCATGCGCTGATGTCAATGGAATCGAACCGCACCCGCTCGATCTACGCGATCGGCAGCGAAAGCGGCGGCATCCAGGATTGCGCGCCCTATGTCGTGCTGCTGTCGGCGACCTTGTCGCCCAACGGTCGGCCGAATGAACTCTACACCCACCTGCGGGCGTTGCGGCCGGAGCTGCTCGGGCCAGCGATCGGCTACGACACATTCGTCAATCGCTATTGTGTGACCAAGTTCGGCCGCGCTGGGCGCGAAACGGTCGTCGGCCCCAACAAGCTGACCGCGCCTGAACTCAAGCGGATCATGGGGCGCTTCGCCCGCCGGGTGAAAAAGAAGGACGTGCAGAAGGATCTGCCGGCGGTCGTCACTGACGTGCTGCCGGTCAACATCGCCGACTTGGTCGTGCCGCCGCAACTCATGCAGGAATGGCAGGTTTCGGAGTCGGGGCTGGCACGCGACATCGGCAGCGCGACCGGCGAGGAGGCGCTCGCCATCGCGCGCTCGTCGTCGCATGCAGCGACCAATCGCCGTCTGACCGGCATCATCAAGGTGCAGGCGATGGCGGCGCTGCTTGAACCGGAGATGGCGGCCGGCCGCAAGGTCATTTCGATGGTGTTTCACCACGACGTGATTGACGCCATCGCCGAGCGCTTCAAGGGTCAGGTCGTCACTCTCGATGGCCGCACGCCGGCGGCGAAGCGCGAGGCTAATATCAAAGCCTTTCGTGACAACCCAAAGATTCATCTGTTCAACGGGCAGATCAGCGCTGCCGGCGAAGTGATCGATCTGACGCCATGCTCGCTCATGTACATTTTCGAACAAGACTGGGTGCCCAAGACGATGACTCAGGCGATCGGCCGCGCCAACCGGCCAGGCCAGGTCGAGCCGCTCATGGTGTGGGTGCTGACGCTCGCCGGCTCGATCGACGATGCTCTCACCAGAACCCTGGTTCGTAAGCAGTCCGACATCAAATCGCTGGAACCCGTGTAGGGCAAGAAGGAGTGAAGAGAATGACCAAGTCAGATGATGACGTGTTTCGTGGCTACCCCTCATCGGTGCGCAAACGCTTCGAAAGCTTTCACCGCGACAATCCGCATGTCTTTCGCAAGTTCAAGGAGCTGGCCTTTGCGATGAAGGACACTGGCCGCACTCAATACAGCGCCCGCACCATCATCGAGAAAATGCGTTGGGACTACGACATCGGCACCACGGGCGGCGTGTTCAAGATCAACGACGACTTTGTCCCAATCTATGTCCGCTTGCTAATCCAACGCTACCCGGATTTCGTTGGTTTTTTTGAACTGCGCGTGGTCCGTAGTCGAGGCGCTATCTCCGACGAAGAAAGGGCGCGCATGTGAGAATTGCGCTGGCGCTCACTTTCATGCTCAGCGCCCAGCCGGCGCTTGCCTGCCATCGCTATCACTCATGGTCGTATCCGTGGCCGCAATCGTGCAGGGTGTCGAGCCCCGCGCCCGTACATCATCACACATACTTCGTAGAAATCGCGCCGGAGCCAGTGGTGACGCCACCGACACCCGCGCCTGAAGTCGAAGCCCCGGTAAGCCCCGCGGCGATCGAGACGCTGAATGAGGAGCTGCGGTGGCGTGCAGCGAACAGTTTAACCCTGGAGGAAAAGCATAATGGCGATTGAGATCGACATCAGGATTATCGGCGAGACGACGGCTGCGGTGGTGCAGGAGCTGGGCGCGTTCGCTGCGCATTTGTCCTCTGGGTTGGGTGTCGGCGCGCAAGCGATCAACACGCCCGACACGCCCGGTATTAACGAGGCGCAAGCGCGGGCCGTAGCCGACAGCAACGGCGCGGGCAAGCCCGCCAGCACGCGCAAGCGCAGCACGGCAGGCAAGCCGGAAGCCGAGACGACGACAACCGCCGCGAAGGCCCAGCTCGATCGCGCGGCGATCATCGACGGCTTAACCAAGATCTACTCGAAGGGCGATGAGGACGTTCGCCTGGCGATCACCAAGTTCCGCGACGGTCAGGGCGCTGACCGCCTGCGGGATCTCAAAGACGACGCCCTGCCGGCGGCGGCCGAGCTGCTCGTCGAACTGAAGCTTGTCGCTGATCAGCCGCAAGTCTGATGACCGAGCACGCCGAGCTGGGCGCTTCGTCTTCCGCTCGTTGGATGAATTGTAGTGGCTCGGTGCCGCTCGCGCGGCCTTACCTGGGAGGCGGCGCATCGTCCTACGCCGCCGAGGGGACGGTCGCCCACACGATCGCCCAGGCGGCTTTGGCTAACGAGCCATTGCCGCCGATCGGCGCGCTGGTCACCGTCGACGGTCACGACATCCTCATCACCGAGGAGATGCTCGACGCCGTCAACGAATATCTCGACATCGTGCGGCCTCTGCTTGCCAAGGCGCAGGACGGCGGGGTCGAGATCCGGGTGCGCATCACGTCCGTGCCGCCGACCGCCGAATGTTTCGGCACCGCCGACTTCGTCGCCATCATTGGTCGCAAGCTTTTCGTCGTCGACCTGAAATACGGCAAGGGCGTTCACGTCCATGTCGCCAACAATTCGCAGGCGCTGTTCTATGCGCTTGCGGTGGTCGAGACGCTGCACCTCGACGGCCTGATCGACGAGATCGAGATCACCATCTGCCAGCCCCGGATCGACGGGGCCGAACGTCAGTCGTGGACGATCGACATCATCGACCTCTGGATGTGGCGCGACGGCAAGCTCGTCCCGGCGGTGCAGCGCATCCTCGATGGCGACACAAGCCTCCAGGACGGTCCCTGGTGCCGGTTCTGTCCCGCCCTGGCCATCTGCCCCCTCAAGCATGATTTGGCCATGCAGGCGGCTGAGCAGGCTTTCGACGCGGTCACTGAGACAAACTTCCCAAACAGCCCCGACCTCGACCCAACTCAGATCGCTGAGCGCCTGCAGCTCGCGCTGCGGCTCGAAGACTGGATCGACAAGCTCAAGGAGCACGCCGCCCTGATGATCCACCGCGGTGAGGATGTGCCGGGGTTCAAGCTCGTCGAGGGCCGGTCGAACCGCAAATGGGCGGGCGAAGATTCGGATGTCCTGCGCGAGCTGGTCGACCGCGGCAAATTCACACCCCAGGACGCTGAGCGCTTTTACAAGCCGGCCGAGCTGCAGTCGCCGGCGCAGATCGAAAAAACGCTTAAGCGCATGGGCCGCACGCAGACCCAGTTCCTGCTCAACGGATTGATCAACAAACCGACCGGCAAGCCATCGCTCGTGCCCGCCGCCGACCCGCGGCCGGCGATGGCGATCCTGACCGCTCGCGAAGCTTTCCGCATGTCCGCAACCGACGAGGAGGAAATCTAATGGACCGAGAAGAACAGGAAGATCTGCTCCGCCGCACAAAAGAGATTGTGGGGTTGATTGGCGGCGATAGCAGCGCGGCGGTCACAGCGGCGTCGCTTTTGCTGCTCGGCGATCGCTTGGTCGGCATGCTGGACGGCATCCGAGCTGGCCTCCGTCTGATCGAAGATCAACTCAACAGCGACCTCGACGAGAGAACCCCGTGAGCCCCGAACAGCTCGCCAGCCGCAACGCCAACATTTCGAAAGGCCAGGCGCGAGCCTGGCGCGACCCCGAGATCCGAGCCCGCCGGACGACCGCCATCGCCGCTGCATGGGATGACGCGCTCCGCCGGGCTCTGATGCGCGAACGCGCTCTGGAGCGCGCCGCGAAACCCCCGCGTAAGGAGTAACCGTCATGGCCGCAATTCAGAGCCCCGTTGTCACCCTGTCCTACCCGCATTTGTGGAAGCCGACGCCCAAGGCGGAGGGCAGCGCTGAGCTGGTCTATTCCGCTGTCGGGTTGCTCAACCCGCTGCAGATGAAGTCGCCGGCGTGGGCGGCGTTGGTGAAAGCTGTCGAGGATGAGTGCAAGACAGCGTTCCCCAAGCTCATCTTGGGCAAGACGGTGAAGTCGCCATTTCGCGACTGCGCCGAGAAAGAAAACTTCCCCCAAGAGTACAAGGTTTTCTTCAATTGCTGGTCGAAGTCGCGCCCCGGCGTGGTCGACACCGGCAAGAACCACATCACCGATTCAAACGAAGTTTGGGCCGGTCAATATGTGCGCTTCTCGCTCAATCCGTTTTCCTGGGAGCACAGCGGCAAGAAGGGCGTCAGCCTGGGGCTGAACCATGTTCAAATCATCAAGTCGGAAGGATTGAAGCGGCTCGACGGTCGCAAGCCTGTCGAGGAATCGTTCGACGACGAGTTTGACGACGCCATGGCTGACGACGACGTTTGATTTCTAGCACGGAAGGGCGCGGCGAGAGCCGCGCCATTTTTTATGGCGCTTCGGCTCTCAGGCGATTTCGAGACGACGTCGCGCGGCTCTCTGCCGCAGATCGGCGCGCACAAATACGCTCGCCACCCTTCGACCCGCATCCTCTGCTTCGCTTACGCGATCGAGGAGGACGACCCCGTCGTCTGGTACCCGACGCTGCAGCCTGCGCCGGAGGATCTGATTGAGGCGGCGCACGATCCTGAACTCCAGTTTCATGCCTGGAACGCCGCTTTCGAATTTAACATCTGGAACGCCGTCGCGGTGCAGCACTATCTGCCGCCACTGCCGATCGAGCGCTTCCACTGCACCATGGCCCACGCCCTGGTGTGGGGCGTGCCGCCCAGGCTTGAACAGGCGGCAATCGCGCTCCGCACCAACATCCTGAAGGACAAAGAGGGCGCGAAGCTGATGCGCAAGATGATGCGCCCGCGCCCGCACAAAGACGGCACGATTACCTGGTGGGACCAGGACGAGCCCGAGCTGCTCTGGCGCTTAGGTGAATATTGCGCCCAGGACGTGCGCGCCGAGCGCTCGATCGGCCATCGCCTTCGCCCCATGCCGTCCGATGAGCGGCGCTTGTGGGTGCTCGACCAGCACATGAACAACCGCGGCCTGAAGGTCGATGTCGCCGCGGTAGCGAAAATGCAAACCGTGGTCGACGGCGAGCTGGTTCGCATTGGCATGGGCCTCGCCGGCCTGACCGATGGCCGCATCACCAGTCCGACCCAGACCCAGCGCCTACTCGCTTATCTACGAGAGCAGAAGGTCCAGATCGACAGCCTCGACAAGCGCGTGATCCCGCTCGTGCTCAAGGAGGATCTCGACCCCCGCCATCGCGAGATCCTGAAGCTCTACGGCCAAGGCGCGAAATCGTCGACCGCCAAGCTCCGCTCGATGATGAATTACCTGGATGACGATGACCGGGTCAGGAGCCTGACCCAGTATGGCGGCGCGATGCGCACGTTGCGCTGGGCCGGCCGCGGACCACAGATCCAGAATTACCCGCGGCCCTCGAAGGAGATCGACGCCCGCGTCGCGATCGAGCACATCATTTGGGGCGTCGACGCCGAGACGCTCGATGTCGTCCACGGCAATCCGATGGATGTCGTCAGCCAATGCCTGCGCGGGGCTTACGTGCCTGCAAAGGGGCATGCGTTCGCGGTCTGCGACTATTCCGGCATCGAGGCGAGAGTCGTGGCCTGGCTGGCTGGCCAGGACGATGCGCTCGACGTCTTTCGCACCGGAGCCGACATCTACCGGAAAGCCGCTGACGACGTCGGCTCGACCAGCCGCGATCTGGGCAAGCTCCTGGTGCTGTCATGCGGCTTCGGCGCTGGCCCCAAGCGCGTCGCTATCATTGCCCAGAACCCGCCCTATTTCATCACGCTAACGAAAGAGGAGGCGATCAGAAATGTCTACGGCTGGCGTCAGGCTAACCATCAAATTCGCTCCCTCTGGTACGAGGTCGACGACATCATCCGCATGGTCATTGGGGGGCGCGTTAACGATCGCTGGATCTGGACAGCCAAGCGCAAGGTTGCTTTCCGCATGGCGACCGATGAGCGCCTCGCCGGCGCTCTTCTCATGCGTCTCCCGAGCGGCCGAAAAATTGTCTACCGCAACGCCAGCATCGACGAGATCATCAACGACGTCGATGGCTGTTCCGACGTCGAAGCGGTGATCCGCTACGATGGTTTGGACTGGACAAAAAAGTGGACGCGCATCCGGTCGTGGGGCGGCAAATTTGTGGAGAACATGACGCAAGCGGTGGCGCGCGACCTGCTCGCCGGCGCAGTGTTGCAGCTCGACAATGACGACGACGATCTCCTGACCACCATCCACGACGAGATCATCGCCGAGCCCCTTCAGGCGCGCGCTCACGCCCGCCTGGCGGAGATGAAGGCGGTGATGGGCGAAGCCCCGTCTTGGGCTTACGGTCTGCCCCTAAAGGCCGAAGGGAGCGTGATGGGGAGGTACGGCAAATGACGCGCAAGCGGCACGTTGATTATGTCCGTGACTTTGCCCCCAATCTTGTCCCCGTAATTCCGCACGATGCGACGCTCTCCCCAAATTCTACAATCGACCCCGGCAACCGGGGGAAAGTTCCAGGTCAGCGCAAGGCTGACGGGACCTGGTACGGCGGTTGGAAAGACATGGGCGACGCGACAATGGCGCTCGCCAAGTTGTGGGACAGTTGGGGCGCATTTATCGGCAACCGCACCGGCATCGCCGGCGTGATCGGGCTTGATGTCGACCTCACCGTGCGCGCTGATGCTGAGCGGGTGCTGAGGCTCGCTTATGGAATCTACGGTCGGAACCTGGCGGTGCGGCGCGTCGCCCACCTGGCGCACACCAAGCTGCTCATCTGCCTGCGCCTCGAAGGGGTGATGCCGGCCTCGTTCAACATGGACATCCTGCAGAGCGACGAGACACATGGCCAGATCCAGTTCCTGGGGCCAGGCCGCTATTTCAATATGCACGGCATCCACCCCAAGCGGCTCGCGCCGTACATCTGGGAAAACGACCCAGCGGATAGGCCCCTGGTGACAATCAACCTCACCGAGTTCGAAGCCTTCTGGGCGGCGATCAGCAAAGATTTCGACGTTATCCACCGCCCCCGCCTCTATGCGTTCAACCAGGTGCAGCGCGCCCCCGAGCAATGCACGCCCGAGGAGATGGAGGCGCTGCTTGCGCTGATCCCCAACGACGACAGCTTCGAGCCTTACGGCGAGTTCATCGAGATGGGCGCGGCGATCTTCGGCGCGAGCGCCGGCGCTGAATGGGGCCGGGTGCAATGGCTCGCCTGGTGCGACCAGGTCGACCAGCCGCAGGACCGCAAGCCCGAGATTTTTTGGGACTCGATGCATCAGTCGCGCAGCGGGGCCGGCAAGCTGCGCATGTTCGCCAACCAGCGCGCGCCCTACGAAATGGCTCTGCGGGCCTTCGCAGAGCCCGAGATCGAGCCGGAGGTCATTGAGCAGGCGGCGGAAGAGATGGACGCCAGGCGGGCCTTTCTGGAAGGTTGGGCGCTGGTCGGCGGGGAATCCTTCTACGCCCTGCCGCCCAAGCGGCCGACGCCGCGGGCGGCGTTCAACATGATGATGGTGCGCGAGATGAAAGGGGGCCTGCGGCGGGCGCTGGGCGGCAACAAGGACAGCACCGCCGCCGGTCTGTTCGCCCTGCACAGCCCCAACCTGGTGCGCGCCACCGTTCACGAGCCCGGCCAAGGCCGCTTCGTCGTCGTCAACGGCGAACGGCTCCTGAACCTCTGGAGCCCGCCGGAACGGCCCCACTTGGGCAAGCCGATCGACCTCGCGGTCATCGATTTCTACCACGAGCTGGCGACGTTCGTGCTCGGCTCCGTCATCGAGGCTGAGCTGTGGCGGCTGTGGCATGCCTGGATGCTGCAGAACCCCGGCAAAGCGCCAGGTTGGGGCTGGATCGTCAAATCTGGCCAGGGCCTGGGCAAGGATCTCTTGGCGCTCCCGTTTCGCAACGCCCATGGGGCTGACTACACGCCGGTCAGCTTTCGCGAAATCGCGGATCGCTACAATGCTTACGCCGAAAAACACTTGATCGTCGCGAGTGAAATGCGGAGCCGAAAAGGCAATGGCGGAGAGGAGCTTTACACGGCGCTCAAGGAGTTGATGAGCGGCAATGAGACGGTGCCAATTCGGGCCATGTACCAGCGCCCCTACCTGGCCCGAAATGTCGCCGGCTTCGTCGTGTTCACCAACAAAGAGCAACCCCTGCAGCTTGAACACGACGACCGGCGCTTTCATGTCGTCGCCAATTTCAGCACCGACAGCCGTGCGCCCAAATATTACGCAGACGCCCGCCGGTTTTTGACCGAGCATTGGGCGATGGTCAGCGAGCATTTGCTCACGCTGCCGCTAAGCGCCGCCGACAACGCCGCGATGGAGGGCAACGCGCCTGGCAGCGACGCCAAGGCGCTGATGGTGCAGCAAACCGCCGAGCGCGTGCTGCGCGAGCTGTTCGCTGACCTGGAAAGCGATAAACCGCCGCCGGAGATTCTGCCGATCGTGACCATCGGTGAACTGATAGCGTGGCTTAGACACCCGGATCAGGCGCTGCAGCCGCATGAATTGCCGAATCGAAATGAAGTCGGAGATTTGATTTATCGGCTTGGTGTGCGGCCCCTCAACCCCGAGCCCAAAAACCCAAAACAGGCGCGCAGCGTCGAAGGCAAGCGCCTCTACCGGCTGGTCAAAACCTGGCGCGACAAAGACGGTCGCTACAACCTCGAAAGCATGAGCGCCGCCCGCCTGGCCCGGCTGCACAACGGGCGAGCGATGCCGCCGGCGGATCTCAAAGCGGTCGATGAGGACGAAGCCTGATGACCGTGGCCAGGGAGCAGCATGACAACCATTGCATCATGAATGTCGACTATCGGCCATGGCGGATTCAGTGGGTTCGGGACAACCAGATGGAGGTCGCCAGCGCGAGCGGCGAAACGAAAATCGCTGATCTCTCAGTTTTGAATTGGGAGAAATACTGCGCCGACGCCGCCGAGTGGCTCAAAGAGGAAAGCGCGCGGCTCGCTAGGGTGGCGGCGCACCAGGCCGCCTGGCGCGCCGAGAACGCCGCGTGGGTCAGGGAAGAAGCCCAGCGGGAGAAGGAACGCGGCGAGCGGGAGCTGGAGCGCTACAGGCGCGAATGGCAGGAGGCGGTTCGCCGGTCGATAGGTTATGCGCAACTGCTCGCCAGCGGCTACGGCCCGATCGAGGATCTCAAAGACGAGGTCGTGCTGGTCGACCTGGAATTTACCGACGCCCGACCGATCCTCGCGGTCGACTGCCAGACATTTCACCTGGAAAGGCTCACGCCATGAGCGACCACGAGATCAAGCGCGTCGGCTACACGATCACCGAGGTGGTGGCGATGACTGGCCGCAACCGAACCACCATCCACCGTTGGCTAGAGCGCGGCGTGCTGCGCGCCATCCAGGTGCCCGGCGGCAAGCGCATGGTGCAAGCGGCGTCGCTCGATCGGCTGGTCAACAGTGGGGCGCGAGGAGGGCAAAATGCCGAACGACGATAAACGAGAATTTGAGGTTCACCACGTTATCGGTCTTCAAGCCAGTTCGTTTCGGGACTGGCGCAAGGGTCTTACGCAGCGACCCTGCGGACAATGCAGCACGATGGTCGTGCTCAATGAGGCTTCCCGCGACCTTTTGCGACAACACCGCCCTAAACCCCAAGTGCTGTGTCATGTGTGCGCTTGGGAAAAAGCGCCCAAAAATGAAGACGGCGCACGAGAATTTTATCACGGCACCCTTTTCGAAACCTAAAAGCGCCTAGGTGGAAGAGTCGGGTGGATAGACCAAAATCCATGCAACATCAGCCGCCTTTTTAGGCGGCTTTTCAATGTCTTAACACTCGACGCTGACGCCATCGCCCATGGCGTTCTAGGGTTGGGTGTTGGCTTTGATATGTCTACGCTTTTCGGTCAAGTCGTTGAAATATCTGGCCGCAGGGTGGAGTTGGGTGTTGCGTTATGTTGCACAACATCCTATGTAGTGGCTTCGTTCTGGTGGATAGGATAGGTGGATAGAATGTTCAAACCCTCTGACGTGATGAAGCTGCCGGAAGGCAAGCACTGCGACGGCGACTACCTCTGGCTTGCGGTCAAAGGCGCGAGTCGATCGTGGGTCGTGCGCACCCCGATGATCAACGGCAAGCGCCGCGAGATCGGGCTCGGCTCAGCCGCCAAGATTTCGCTGGCGCTGGCGCGCAAGGGGCGTGACGCGCTCCTCGAACAATTGCGCAACGGCGTCGACCCGGTCGCCGAGCGCCAGGAGGCCAAAGAGGCCGCTGCCAAGCGCAAGACTTTCGCGGAAGCCGCCGAGGCGGTGATCGAGAAAAACCGCGCCGGCTGGAAAACCTCGCTTGAGGGCCGATGCTCGACGCTCGATCAATGGCGTCGCGACGCCGAGATCACCTGCAAGCCGATCGCGCGCAAGTTTCTCGACGAGATCACCATCGCCGACGTCAAGGGTGTGATCCAGCCTTACTGGGAGCGGGAGCAGCTCGACAGCGCCCGGTCGCTGCAGAAGCGCATCGAGGCGATCTTCGATTACGCGACCGCGCACGGCTGGCGCTCGGGCGACAACCCGGCCTCGTGGAACATCTTCAAGCATCTGTGGCCGAGCGAGAAGACGCAGGACGTGCATCACGCCGCCTTGCCCTGGCGTGACGCGCCGGCGTTCCTGCAGCGCCTGCGCCAGTCGGATGCGACCAGCGCTCGCCTGCTTGAGTTCATCATGCTGACCGCCGTCCGCTCAAACGAGGCGCGCGGCGCGACCTGGTCGGAGATCGACCTGGAGGCCCGCGTGTGGACGATCCCGGCGACGCGGATGAAGATGAACCGCGACCACGACGTGCCGCTCAGCGACCAGGCTGTCGCCCTCTTGCGCCGGATGGAAGCCGAGAAGACCGACAGCATGTTCGTGTTCGTCGGCGGACGCGGCGTCGATGCGAAGGCGGCTGGCAAGCCGATGCGCAACGCCAGTCTCTGGATGCTGATGCAGCGCGCCGGCGGCGAGGCGACCACGCATGGCTTCCGCTCGACCTTCCGCGATTGGTGCGGCGAAACCGGCGTCGATCGCGAGCTGGCCGAACGCTGCATCGCTCACAAGGTTGGCAGCGACGCCGAGAACGCTTACGCCCGCTCCAGCCTGATCGCCCGTCGCCGGCCGATCATGGAAGCCTGGGGCGCGTTCGTCGACGGCGCTCGCGACAACGTGCTGCCGTTCGAGAGAGTGGCGGCGTGAGACAACGTAAACAACGAGGTAAACGAAATGACCCAATCAACGATCTTTGAAAACCTGCACGCCAAGCTCGGCCGCGAGCCCACCAACGCCGAGTGCAAAGAAGATGTCTTTCGCATCCTGCGCGAGGCCGCCGATGAGCGCCGCCTTGCGATCAACAAGTCGATCGCGTCGAGCAATCGATCGGGTCGTCGCATCAGCAAGCGCGAGGCGCGTCTCATCCATCAGGTGCTGGCGTGATCGTGCGCTGGCCTGCTGACAAAGTCCCCGGCGCAAGCCAGGGGCTGACTGAAACTGAAGCCGCCCTGTTGGCTCAGCTTCAGCGTCGACCACATGCGCTCAACAAACGCGAGCGCGATCAATTGACCAAGCTGCTCAGGAGACAACGATGACCCGATGTGCTACAAGTCAACGAGGTGAATAGATTTAAGATCCCGATAATTTTTCCTGGAGCGCCTGACCATGAACCGTAGACACTTTTTGGCCGGCCTGTTCGCTGCGCCGGCGATCGTCAAGCTCGACATGCTGATGCCGATCAGGGTGTGGCGTCCGATCGGTCACTTGACCCGCAACATTGGCATGGGGCCTTTCATCGCCTTCCGCACTAGCGACCTCGTCGGGATCGATTTAGCAGACATGCCGGTGGGGGGCTTCGCTAGCGCGCCCGGTCAGAGCTTCATTGGCCTGCACCGGCAAAGCGTTGGTTTTGTAGCTGCCGCCACCAATCGTCGTATTGTGGCCCTTGACCCGGCAGCGATGCGGGAGGTCCGGCGACTACTTGATCTGGCGTCGCCGGGTAGCCCGCGGTTGGCGTGAACACCGCCGCGCCTGTCGTCGCCGCACCCGCGAGCGGCGGCAGGCTTCCCGTCGCTTTGAACTGCGCCAAGCCACTCTTAAGCTGATCGACCCAACCCGGCCCCTGCGCCATCGTCAATCGTAAGTTTTGCAGATCCGGTCGCGGATCGCCCCAGTCGAGCCCAGTCGCGGCGTCGCGATCAGCCTGCGCCTGCGCCACCCCTGGAATGTATTTGTTCTGATCGAACGCCGCCTGCAGCTCGGGCGTCGTGCCAACCGCGTCCAGAATCTTCTGCGTCACCGCGCCCGAGCCGACGCCCTGCCGCCACTCCGATTGTAGTGGGATATAGCCCGAGTCGGTCTTCACCAACGAGCCAGGCGCGGACGCATCGGTCGGCGTCGCCGTCTGCATGGCCGCGACCGCCTCTTTGCGCTGCCCCGGCTTCCACCCTTGCGGCGAGAGATCCTCGAAATTCGCCGACAGGATGCCGCCGCCGGTGTCGGTCGACATTGGCATGCCGTAGCCTGCGCCGGCGCTCTGCGCCGCGGTCAGCTCGTCGACCGTCGCCGGCCGATCGAGCGGCATCAGGTAACTGTTCGCCTTGCCGATCGCGTCGGCCTTCCAGCTCTTGTTCCACGCGCCGGCGTCCTGACCGCTCACCCCCGCGCGCAATGTCTCGCCAGCATTAAGGATTGATTGATCGGCCGCCGGCACCGTCCGGCCCGCGCTGGTGCTGTCGAAGGCGACAAGGGGCCTGGCGACCATGCCGGGGTTGTTCTGCCCCTCAAACACGCCGGTCATCGGCCTCGACGGCAGCGTGTACATGCCGACGCCGGTGTCACCCAGGCGCAGACCCCCGTAGATCGCGTCACGAGGCTGCTCAGCGCCCTCCAGCCCCATCGAAGGGGCGACAGCCCAAGAGCCTGGCGCAGCCATGTAGGCGGCCCGCTCTTCGGGCGTAGCGTCGGCCGAGCCAGGCAGATGTCCGGTGCTGACGCCAGGCTGCGCCTCCCAAGTCGCGTTGGCGGCATGCTTGTCGTAAAAATCGGGCGCGGTCTTATTCGCCTCCTGGAAGGCGGCGTCGTAATTGCCGCGGAGATCCAGTCTCGTCTTCGGGTCGGTCGGGTCGCTAAGCGCCAGCGCCTTCTGCCGCACCCATGGAGCCGCTTGGACCTGCTCGCCGGTCCAGTCAGTCTTGCCGCCGAGCCCGAGCTGGTTAGCGCGATCGACGGCGAGCGCCGTCTCGTAGTCGAGGAACTGATGCTGCGGCTGGGTCAGGCTGACCTTGCCGGATCGCGTTTCGAGATCCTCCGGCCGATAGCCCCATTGGTTGGCGTAGCGAAAATCATTGACGCCGATCGCGCCGGCGTTCGGCGGCTGATCAGGGTTGACGAGCTGCGCATATTGGTCGGTCTTGTCGCCAAGCTGCATCTGCCAGGGATCGCCGCTTTCGATCGCGCGCTGGAAGGCATCGTGCTGCGTCTGATAGTTGGCGCGCATCGGGTCGCCGGCGATCGCCGAGTTCGCCTCCTTCAGCACGTAGCCCAGTTCGCTCGACGGATTGACGCCCTGCGACCACGAGCCTTGCATCGGGCTCATCCAAGCGTTCATCTCGGGGTCGCCGCCGGTGGCGCGGTTCATGCCGGCGCGATAGCGATCGTACCAGTCCCAGCCGCGCGGATCTGCGCCGACGTATTTGTCGAACTCGCTGCGGCGTTGGATGAGATCGGCGGCGTCCTGAACGTCCGGCGGGCCGCCGATGAAACCGCTGCGCGAACCTTGGCCGGCCGGGATCAGGTGCGGCTCGGTGCGCGCCGTCTCGATCGCCTGGTCGACAGGAAGCCCGCGCAAGCTCGGCACGTTGACGCTATTCTTGGCGACGTTCTCGGCGATGTCTTTCTCGACCGCGCCCGCGCCTGGAGCCATTGGCAGCGCCGCCAGCACCGACCCGGCCGCTTGGATGGGCTGGCCATAGCGGAGGCGATTGTAAGCCTCCGTGAGGTTCGGGATGGCGTCGTGCAGGCTGAGCGAACCCAGGATGCCGCCAAGCGTGTTGCCGATCTCGCCGGCGCTCGCGGTGACGCTTGGCCCCGCGCCGAGCCCGCTCGCGCCCTGTTCAAACCGATGCTGAAGCTGACCCGCGAAAGTTGGATCTTCGTAGGGGCTCGCGCTTTGCTGCGGCCCGAGCCCGTTGAGGATGTCGCGGGCGGTGAGCGGTTTAGCCAATCGGAGGCGCTCCGCCTGGTCCGCCTGGTCCGCCTCCGCTGCCGAACATCCTCGCCAACATCATCTGCTTGATCGCTGCTGGCACCGCCGCTTGCGGCATGCCGCCGGCGACCGCCGGCGCGCCCGGCGGCGCTGCGGCTACAGGCGGCAAAGGCGGACGCATGAGCGGCGTCGGCGGCATGCCGCGCACGCCGTTAAGCGGGACTTGCGACGGCGCTGCCGCCATCGCCGGCGGCTGCGCCCTTTGCGCCAGCATCTGCGCGATCGAAGATTTGCCGCTTGCGCTCGGAATGTTTTCTCTGACAACCGCCATATTGTTCACCCTACGCTGCTTGGAAAGAGAAGCTTAATCAGGTTCTGCGCCGACGCCATCATCGAGCCCGGCAGGTTCTGTTGGTTCATCGACATCGGCGCGTCCCACGGATGCGCCACGGGGGGCGCGGGCGGGGGTGCATCCGGCGGCGCTTGCGGGGGCGGCTGCGACAGATCAAGCGGACGATCCCATGGGTGAGCGATAATAGGACCACTGGGCGTACCGCCAAAGTGCCAAGGCCCCCAGTCAGGTACGTGCGTGGGATCGGGAGCAGGAGCAGGAGCCACGGGCGCTGGAGCCACGGGCGCTGGAGCCACGGGCGCTGGGGCCACTGCTGGGGTCGGGGCCGCGGGTGCAGCAGGCGAGCTGGAGAACGCCGGATTATCGAACGGGTTCGGCAAGAAGGGCATTGTCGGCCCGGTCGCCCCGATCGGCGCATCCTTGCTCAGATCCGGCTGCACCGGCGTCAGGGGCGAGCCCGGCGGCGCAACGGGCAAAACGGCTGGCCCCGGCGCGGCGACGGGAGAAGACGCTGCAGCCGGGGCGGCCGGCGGCGCGGCGGCAGGGGCCACCACTCTGCCGAACAGATTGCCCCAGTCCGCCGCCGTGGTGATCTGGGGGTTGTGGCTGGTGCCAGTGGTCATGCTTTTCACCAGCGAATATTTGTCGCTGCCTGGGCCTACGAAGCCCGCCGACGAGCTGGGCGCTGTCGCCGACACGGTTTGCGCGTCGCGCGCAGGCAGGTTCGCCGGGTTGGGTACGATCGTCGACACCGCCGGCGCGCCAGGCGACGCCGTGCCAAGCGGCGCATTGGCGTCGGTTCCAATCCTGGAGGGCACAGCGCCGCTCGAGGTGTCGACGAGCGGCGCGGTCTTACCTTCCGCCGCCTGGAAGTGGACGGCGTCGGGGGTGGCGAAATGCGCGCCGGCGGTGATGCCTCGACCAGGCTGATCGGCAAGCGCGATCAGCGCCTGTTGCTGCGATCGGTCATCCGCCACCAGGTCGACGGCGCGGCCAAACTGGTGGTAGCTCGACCCGGGCGCGGCGGCCAAACCCTGCGCGCCCAGTTTTGCATAGTCGGCCGCCTGGCTCTGGTTGTCGCGATAGCCGTCTGTGAGGTGGGTCTTGATGCCGGCCGCGGCGGCGTCAGCCTGGAGCTTAGCAATACGCGCTGCAAACACCGGCTCTAGATGGCGCGTATCGACACCAGGATCTTGCGGCGACGCGCCGCCATAGACGAAGCCGGCATTGCTCGCGGGGCTCGACGTGGTCGGCGTAGGCGCTTGGGTGATGGCGTCGCTAGCCCCTAAACCCAGTTTGAAAAAGTGCTGACCGCCAATCGTCGTCAGGGGCGTTTTGCCGACCGCCCAAGACGGCGTGCTGCCAGGCACCGTCATCGAGCCGGGTGCATAATAATGGTCGGCCCCGCTGGTATTGTCAGGGGCCGGGCCGTTAAACACAGCATCGGCGACGAGGCCGGCGCGCTGATAAATCGGATCGTTGGGCGTGATCGTCTTGCCCGAGCTGGCCCTGTCCGCATTCCACATCGTGAATTGATGGTTTCCAGCTTCATTTTGCGCAGTGATTACTTTGGTGAGCGCGCCGGCGTTCGGGTCGCCGTAAGCGCCGGAGAGGGCGCGGTTCCGCATCACATTGGCGACCGAGGCCCAGCTATCCGGGTCGTTTTGCGCGCCTTCGCCGATCAAGGTGCGGATCACCAAATCGCGGACTTGGGGGCTCGACCAAGGCATTGTCGTTAAGCTTCCTGGCGCGCAAAAGCAGCAGATTGGCCTTGAAAATCAGTTGCAAGTTGGGGTTTCCCCAACAATATTGGGTAGCGACTGGGAAAGGAACTGACCCAAATGCTTCTTCTTATCGTGATTTTCATCGCCGCCCTTATGCTTCTCGCGCTCGGCTGTGTCCTTCTTTCGGCTTTCCTTGGGTGGAGCTTTAACCGTCTGGCCTCTCTAACCACCCGGTCGAAAATGCTTCTCGCGGCGACGGTACTGATTGCGCTTGGTCTTTTTCTCGCGCTCTTTCCGGCCGCTATACCCTGGCTGCTTATCGGCGCTCCCTGTCTGTTCGCTCTCGGGGTCATGCCGTACGCCCAGTATTCCGACGCGAAGGGGAAGGCGAAACGAGAGGCGCTCATGGCCGCTTCGCGTTCCATAAATCCTGTACCGTTTGCGGGACCGCTAACCCCGCGCCTGTAGCCAGCGCTCCGAGGTGCGGCTGCAACGACGCCAAGCGACCAGCATTCTCCTCGACCCATTTGACGGCGGGTTGCGCCATCTTATGCGCCACAAAAGCGTTCGCTAGCGACAATCCAGGCACCACGGTGTCGCCAAAGGCGAGATGCGACGCCCCGCCGCCGAGCGCCGAAAGGCCATAATCCGTGAGGTTACTGAGAGCTTTAGGCATGACAGCAAGGCGGGAAAGAACCTCGCCCGCTCCGCCAGCAAGCGCGCCTTCCCCTGCGTGTGTAGCAACTGTCCACCCGTTGTCGCCCTCATTGTAGCTTTTGAGGCCCTCGTTGAGAGCGCCAGCCGCGATACCTCCCCCCGGAAGAGCATTGAGCAGAGTGGTCGGGCTCGCGTAATAGCCGAGCGTGTCCGCGACCGTTGACAATTGAGGACCAAGCCGCGTCTTTGCCGCGTCGAGCCGCGCCTTCGCTGTCGCTACATCGGGGGCCTCGCCAGTCCATGTTTCCGCCGGAAGCATGAATCCAGCCGAGGCGCGCTCGCCTGCGATGTCGCCGAAATCTTGCATCGACTGCGGCAACGTAACGGTGCCACCGTGCGACCAATCGATGCTCCAGGGCGCTGGCGGATCGGGGACAAAATTACTCTGCTTGGCGATAGGAGCTGCGGAAGTTGTCGCAGCCGGCGCTGCCGGAGCGACCGGCGCAGCCGCAACAGGAGCGGCGGATTGATCGTCGTCAGGGACGAACGGCATCACTGCGCCTTTGGTGGTTGATAGGTGCCTACCCGACCCCCAACCTGGACTTTCGTGCCTGGCTTTAGGGTGCCGGCTGCGCCGGCCTCATCCATCGTCGCCTCATCAGGGAAAACAACCGGAGCGGTGGTCGTGGTCGTAGTGGTCTTGCCGCCGCTTTCAGGATTATCCTGTACGCCGGCGGCAGCGAACGCCGCTCTCGCCTCTGCAGCGTGCTGCGCTTTTTGCCCCATCAGATCGACAAAGCCGTTTTGCGTCGGCTTTCGAAACCATGCAAGCGCTGCGTCCCCATCCGCTTTTTGTTGCTGCAGGGTTGTAATGAGAGATTGTGTGGCGGCGCGGAATTGGTCTGGAGATGCGTCAGGATCAGGAAACTGCTGCAGGATCTGAGGCAAGCCGCCCTTGAACATCGGGTCGCCCATGTTGTCGCGCAAGTTGGAGACCATGCTGGCGAACTGAGTTCGGATCATTGCTTTAACTTCCGGCGCGCTCATCTTAAGAATAGCAGCGACCGGAAGCCCCGTATAAGCGCTGGCGTTCGCAGCCAGCTTTTCAGAGAGAAGCCCCCCTGGCGTGTATTCGGGCGCGACAGCCGTGTTGTAAGCAGCCAAAATCGCTTGCGCCTTGCCGAGGTTGATGTTGGCGTCCGCGCCGACATCGAGGTCGTGTTGGGCCGTGACCGGGTTTGTCCCGCCCATCGTGTCGGCGACCTTCTGGTCGTAGGGCGATGGACCAAGAATGGAGTTGACCCCAGCCGCCGCCAGCGTTGGATCGCCGATGTGTTGCTGCCCGGCTGAAATTGTAACCGGCGCATGCTGCGCGATGTCTTTCGTGTTCGCGGTCGCGTAATCCGTGCCCGGCCCAGTTTTGATGTCCTTGAAGAGGTTGACGCCGGTGGTGAGGTTCCCCATGCCTGGATCGGTGGCGTAACTTCCGGCCAGCACCTTCGCCGCCGGCGAAAAGTTCACAGTGGGATTGGCCGCGCCGAAGGTTCCTGGCGCGGGGCCTGGGGGCTGCGCGACCGCCGCGAGCGCGCCGGGCACCGTGCCCGCCGGCGGCGTCAGAGTTGGGTCGGCATTGGCCGCGCCTAGCACTCCAGGAATGCCGGTCGCGCCTGTGACGTGCATCCGCTTTAGCTGATTGTCGAGGTCGAGCCCCATGGTCTGCTGCTGCAGCTCCTGCGCCCTGGCTGCGGCTTCCGGCCCTAAGTTGGTGGCAATGTTGCCGAGGATGTTGCCAAGCGCGCTGGAGGTTCCGCCGCTGTCGTTGATGTAGATGCCGGGCACCTCACACCCCTTTCATGAAAGCGTTGCCGGCGATCGAGCCCAACTGGCCAGCAATCGAACCGGCGAGATCCGACCCTTGCTTGTACTGCACCGGCTGAATGTTCTGTGTGATCCCGAGCGTCGCGGTGTCACCCTTGCGAAAGTCTGAGGCGAGGTTGATCCCCTCTGCTGAATTGGCTAGCGCGGTGCTCGCCGCTGAGCCCATGTCGCCATAGCCGCCACCGTAGGAGGTCATGCCCGCGAGCGCGGCGATGCGTCCCTGCGCCTCCCTAGCGGCGCTGGTGACTCGGCTCGCCATGTCCGAGCTGATCGATGTGTCGGCCGGCGTGCCGCCGAGCAACGTGATGTTGGAATTGGGCGCAGCCGGCGACCCCGCCAGCATCTGAGCGTTAAGGCTGGTTGCGGCGGTCTGCTGCGTCGCTGTCTGGTTAGCCGGCGAGAGCTTGTCTTGCGCGACATTGAGCGAGGCTTGCGCCTTCTGTTGATTGACGGCGTCCTTTGCCGCCGCCGCCGCTGCCGCCGCCGTCTGCTGCGCCTCCCAATCCTGATTGGACTGGTTCTGGGCCGCAACTGTTTGCTGTTGGCCTTCATAGCTCACGCCAGCGGCGAGAGCGGAGCCGGCGAGCGCTAATCCTGCAATAGGGGTACAGATCGCCGCCTCCTTTTACCAGTTGCTCATAACCTTGCCAGCCGCATTGCTGGTCGACGACGTCGGTGTCGGACTCGTCGGGCCTCCCGCCCCTGGCTGCACGAGATAATTGGGGTTGAGCGCGTAATTCGCCACCGACCCGGCCGCAGTCAGCGCCGGCGTGAACAGCGCCGCCGCCGGCGTCAGTGTGGGATTTTGCAATTGACTTGCTTTCGCGCTCGACTCGGCCAGGTTCGCGGTCAGCGTCGGGTCGTCCGTCGCATACAATTGATTGATCAAATCCTGTTTGTTCGACTGGATTTGAGTCTGCAATTGCCCCGTCTGCGCATTGGCGTTGGCGACGATGTTCGCCTTCTGCAGCGCATCGTTGTAAGCGAGGTCGCCTTGCTTGTCGCCCGCGACGCTCGATTGCAGCGTGCCAGCGCGCGCCAGATTGTACGTCAGATTGCGCTGCGCTTCGTCATACTGCTTCTGCTCGTCGGGTTGATAATAGTCGAGGATCTTCTGTTTGTAGTTGTTGTAAAACGCATCGTCGAAGCCGCCGGTCCTCTGCCCGGTGTCGTATTGCGACGAGATGCTGAGCGGATCGCCCTGCTTGTAAATCTTGCCGCTGGCGTCTTGGAGGCCCCAGGTCGGCGCGGCGGACGCGGCAGGCGCAGCAGACGCGCCGCTCGACACAGTCGGAGAGGCATATCTCCCAGTATTGTAACTCCCAGCGTACTGGGGTGAAGCGCCGCCCCCGCTTGTCGCCGCAGGAGCCGCCGTCGCCGTCGTCGTCCCCGGAATCCGCACTGCAGTATAACCGGCCGGCATGCCGCTCGCCGGCATCAACCCCGCGCCCGGCGTGAAAGTCGACCAGTCGTAATTGCTGGTCTTGGTCCCCATCACCGGCGCGCCATTGAAAATCTGATCGATCAGCGTTTGACCCTGTTGCAGCGAAGCTTGGCGAGCCGCCTCTTTCGCGTCGGCTTGAGCCGCCTGCTGCTTTTCGAAGTCAACCGCCGAAGTGTTGGTAGGGGTCGAACCGGACATCAGAGCGTCCTCGAAAACGCGCCGCCCATAGCCTCAAAACCAAAATCGCGAAGGATGCGGCAAAGCGCTTGCGCCGCGGGCGAAGTCGGCGCGACAGTGAAGAAGAACGCGCACGCGCCTTCGGCTTTGGCGAGATGCATGGCGTGAAAAACCAGCATTCGACCGATCGAGCTGTAGCGATATTCGGGCCGGACATAGATCGTCCACAAGACAGCGATTGGCTTGACGGTAAAGACGTGCATCATCGTCCAGCTAATCCAGCCGATCGGCTCGCCCAAACCATCCTGGGCGACAATGAAGGGCGTGTCGTCGCGCTCGACCAGTTTGCGCATCTCGATCAAAGCGCGATCGAGGTCGAAGTCTGAGAAAGCGTCAAACCCACCTTCAGTAAAATGATCAACGCCATATTTGCGCAGCAGCGGCTCGACGTCGTTCGGCTTGCCCGGACGAAAACTTACGTTGTTAGTGTGGTCGAGCATGCCCAGTCGTCCGCGCACAAAGAACAAAGTCTTCGCGCCCCTGGCCGAATTGGGCGATTACGGCCTCCCGCTTGAACCCGACCAATTCCAGCCAGCGAATCGAAGCGGTGTTGGCGGCCATGACGCGGCATTCAATCCGATGCACGCCACGAGCGTCGAGCGCGGGCAGAATATGCTTCTTCATCGCCCGCGTCACCTCAATGATCACCTCGTCCCACCGATCGGTTCCGACCATCCAGCCCGAACCCACGCCAGGCCAGGTCGGGACGAAGCCGCCCACGGCGACCGGCTCGCCATCGGAATCGGCGCGCGCCTCCCATTTCGGCCCCGGCACCGAGGCCACAAGCTTAGCCGTGGCTTCTGCGCTGCCTTGGTAGACGGTGGCGCGCATCTCCGCTTCGTCTTCGTCGCGCAGATTGCCGAGCACAAACTCGAGCCCGCCGGGGGTCAGACCGCCAATCAATCGACGCTCCCGTCTTCGTACATCAGGTTAACCTGGCCGATGCGGCACCGGTCGGCGTCAGTGGTGCGGAAGCGCAACGAAATGTGGGTGCTCGATTCCGGCATGCTCATCGTCGGGTTGATAAAGGTCGAGCCGGTGAAGGTGGCGACATCTTCTTCGGTGTCCTGATTGTTCGGGTCGCAGCCGACCGACATCGTCCACGTCCCCTCCGCGCCGACATCGAATGAGTGAAACAATTTGTTCTTCGACGAGCTGTCGCAGGATAATGCCGGCGTGATCACTTCGGCTTCGGTGGCGTCATAGGTCGCCGTGACGTCGCTGCCGTAAATGTACAGGTTATCGTCGTCGCCGCGGATCAAAATCCATGGGTCGGCGACACAAGCGTCGGTGAAATTGAACGGCGCGTCGAACTCGCTCCAGGCGGTGATCGCCGGCTCCTGGAAAGTCGACAGCACATAGATTCGATCCGGCAGCACGACAAACACGCGACCAGAGCGCGGCTGGATCAGCGTGCGCGCGCCGGCGAACCAAGTAGCGCCATTCTGGATAATTAAATCCCGGAAAACTTCGTCGATCGGCGTGCCGATGTCGGTCGTGCCGGCGGTCAGCGAAACATTCTGAACCTTAAGCGACCGCACGCCATGCGACGACACATAGAGGACGTCCTGGCCAAACTGCACCAAACCGTTCGACGCCAAGAGCCCGGTCGAGCGCAGGAGCTGAACGAACTGGTTGAGTGATGGGTCGGGATCAAGATGCCAAATCTGGGTCGACAGACTGGAGAAAATCGCCATGTTGCCGAGGTAGACTTCGAGCCCGATCAAGTTGGTCGAGTCCGCGTCCTGGGCCGAGAGATCGATATAGCCCGAGCCGTCATTGGTGCTGCCGCTCGGCGGCGTCCATTTGGTCGGGTCGTTAATCGCCGAGAAGCGCAGCAACCGCCCGTCGACGCCATACATTTTCGAACCGAACGTGCGCACCGACGAGGCGGTCGCCATCGCGTCGCCGACCTCAACCTGATTGTAATAGTGATAGTAGCGTCCATCGACGCCGGCCATGACGATGTAGAATTGACCGTTGAACAAATCCCAGTCAGCGACGCGGGTCATGCCAACCGGAAACGGCAGCGAGATGATGCCCGGCGTGTTGCCAGACCAGTCCGTGATCCCTGACGGCCCGTTGACGACAACGAAAAATTCACCATTGCGCGACAGCGCGCCAAAACTACCGCCCGGCGCAGGCCCCCAAGAAATAAACGCGGTGCGCTTCTCGATCTCTGCGCCGGCGCTGATGATGCAGTTGCGCAGCGTCCGCAGCGAGCCAGCAGGCGCGGTGGCGTAAGACTTGCGGAGATCCAGCCCGCTGCGAAAATCTTGGATCTGATAGGCCGGCAAGGCTCACGGCCCCGGAATGTAATCGAGGTAGGGGGTCGCGCCGCTCTGGTAAGTCGGCTGCGCCCGTTGTCCCTGGCCCAAAGCCGAGATGTCGCGCTTGTTCGCGCCCAAGCGCCCGAGCAGGCGGCGAATATAGGCTTGCGCCTTCTGGCCCTTGAGCGCCGCGGTTTCGCCCTTCTGCGCCCCGAGCAACTCAGCCGCTGCGGTAAGCACGATCGCGGTCGAGTCGATCATGCACACATCGGTGTCGACCTTGAGCGGATTAAGCGGCGCTTGCCCGTTCCAGCGCATGTTGGAGTCCATGGTCGGGATCGGCCAAATCTGCGCCTGGCCGGCAAACTCGGTCAGCCCGCTGACGGGATCGACGTTGACCACATTGCGCCATCGCACCGGCGGGTAAGAGGCCAGGGTCTCATTGATCCAATCTTCAAAACCAAACCGCAGCGGCAACCACGGCTGCTGCGTATTGGGCGCGTAATTGCGCCACAGGCCGAGTACGTTTTCGAACGGCATCGTCGGATCGAAATCGACATATTGAGTATTCGCCGGCAAAACGAAATCGATCCGGTAGCTCAGATGCGGCCAAGCGTAGAGGTTCCACAATTCGCGCTGGGTGCGCTCCAGAATGGTGTTCTGCATGTCGACGGCCGAAAGACCGTGCGCGGGCAGGAGGCTCGAATAGATTTCGGCCCTCAGCTCGTAACGCAGATCCGAAAGCGCGACGCCCAGCGGCATGTCAAACTTCTGCCGGCTGTCGCTTGCCCTTCGCTGCGGCAGGCGCGGGCGTGGGCGCGGGCGGCGTCAGCTCCAGCTCGGGCTCGGGCTCCGATCGCTTGATGTCGGCGACCAGATTGCGCTTCGGCCGCTCGATCGCGATCGGATCTCGATCGCCAGGAAACTCCATCTCCATCGTCGGTCGCGATCCAGGGTAACAAAAGCCGACCGCTTCGGTGCCGTAGAGGCCCAAGAGCCGCATTTTTTCAGCCTGAATAGTCGTCGGCTCGGAGCCGGCAAACTCGCAGTCGAAGACGTTATCCTCGCCGTGCAGTTGCTGCAGCACCCTCACTTCCGGCCATGACACCGGGACGTCGGGGCCGCGATAGAGAACATTATTCGGATCACCGCCAAGCGCGATCTTGCACGATACGTAGTCCATTCTAGCCTCCGAAATGTAGGGCGTCGTGCGTACCGACGCCCTACACTTTGATCGCTATTTGATCTCAATCACAAGGGAGGAGTTGCGCTGAGTAGCGACCATCTGCCCGGTTGACGTGATCGACTTGTACAGGACGAACTGATTCGCCGGCCGCGCCGGCGTGTGGTCCTTCCGCCACTCGTCGGTCATCTGCACCAGGAAGATTTTCTTCGGGTCGAACCAATAGCACCGCTTCGATAGGCCGAGGTCGTCGAGGCTCGGGTCGTACTGGAAGTCCGTGCCCATGTACCTCAACTGGCCAACGCTGATATCGCGCGAATTTGAGAAGCCTTGCATCGAGTAGTTGCCGTTGGCCCGCACTTCAACCTCCATCGCGCCGATGAAGTCCGAGCCACAGAGAGCCATGGTGGGTTTCCCACCATAGCGGATGAGCTGGCGATATTCGGTCTGCAGCATCGAAATCAGCGCCCCGCCGTCAGCCGGGTCGGAAGTGATCGAATCGCCGCCATGGACGCCAAGCGCCGGCGTGCCGCCGACCTTAATGCCAAACGCCGTGGTGCGGGCTCGATTGCGCCACCAGGAATTATTGGCGAGCGATTGATCGAGACCGCCGACGACGCCAACCGAGGGGTCGGCCGAGATCAAGAAGCGGATGCCGGCGAGCGCCTTGGGATCGGTGGTCCCGTCGCCCCATAGCAAACCATTCATGCCACGGGCGTATTGCTCCCCCAGTTCGAACAACTTGTCTTGGAATAAATTCACCAAGACTGTCTCGTCGCGATCCGTGTGCTCGGTGGTGTTCTCACCATTCGTATCGACTACGCTTATTCCATCCATTTTCAATTCGGTATGGGTAAGCGTCAAGCCTAAATGATGTTCCCTCCAAGGATAGTTGCCACGAACAATGTTCGCCGGAGTAAAAAATCCGACGGTATCATTGTGGGTATAGCCTTTAACGACGTCATTACCTGAACCGTCGCCGAATTGACCATGCAGCGCAACACTAATGTTGCCCTTGCCGCCTGGGAATTTCTTTGGCTCACTTTCCGCCCACTTCAGAAGCGGCTTATCTTGCAGGGTCTGAAAGAATTCTTCTGGCCGGCCCCAGTAATAATCGAGCGCGGCATTCGCGATATTGGTGATTTCTCCAGCCGTAAAGGCCATAGCTCAAAGCGCTCCGAGCGCGGGCTCGTCAACGCGATCGCTCTATTGCGAAATGAATCGCCTCCTTCAGGCTCTTCGGTTCCGTCCGAGCGCCGTTGACCCGATTGATGCTGCTCGGAACCTGTTGCGTACCCCGTGGACTTGGCATGAAGCGCGAAGTCATCGCTCTCGCCCGCTCGTAAGCCTGTTTCGCAATCTCGACGGCTTCGGCGGGCGAGCGCGGCGGTCCGCGCTCATGCACAACGGCGTGCAGCAGCTCCCTCACAACGGGTTCTGTGCGCGCGTAGTCGGGGTCGGATCTTCGAACCCCCGTCTCCCAGGTAGAAACCGCACCTGCCACTTCAGACTGAAAATTGCGGACAGTCTCAGCGTAGTTGCGTTGAGACGTCTCCTGCGTCACTCGGGTGAGCTGCGAAGCGGCGAGCTGCTCGCGACTTCTCACCTGGGCGACATACCGTGCCGCGTCCGCGGTCATATGCCCGCCCTGGACCGCCGCTTGGAGGTCAGCCGGGAGCTGTATGCCGAGGCTCTCCTGCGCCAATTTGACGTAGGGCGCGACGCCCTCCAGGAACACCCTGTAGTCGCCACGTCGCATCGCCGCGGCCAAATCCAGCACGAGCCCGAAATCTTCCTTGGCGATGTCCGCCTGTTTCAGGAAGCTCTGCAGCGCCTGCGTCGTCTGAGCCTGAGCTTCGAGCGGTGCGATCTGGGATTTAAGTCCGTTGATCTGGGCTCGAAACTCGTCGATGCGCTTTCGCGTGCGCGGTGAGAAAGCGTCTACTTCCGCCTGGGTGAGCGGTCCTAAATCCTCTTTCGCCTGCGCGCCTGGAGCTGCCGACTCTCCAGACCTTGAGACGCCGCGTTCGTCGCCGGGACCAGGCTGAGCGCGAGGCGCTGCCTTACGGACGACTTCAAGCAGCGACTCGCGGCTCTCGGCCTTATCGCCGGATGGGGTCGACGATTCCCCCGATACGTCAGGCGACGCTGGTGTTGAGGCAGCGCCGCCTTGAGCTTCACCACCCGCCGGCGCGGGTGTCGAGGCTGGTTCATTTGTGACGACGGACGGCTCGTCAGCCATTATTTACGTCCCATGAGTTGGGGGTTGTGCCGCATTTACGGCCAACACGCAACACCATGGGACGCTTCGTCTTGCCCTTGTGACGGGCTCGCGGTCTGACCCGCCTATCGCTGTGGATCGCTGAACGCATCTTTCGCGATGCTATCGTCAGCCTACGTTCGCGAGCTTACCGGCTCAGATGTGGCCGGTAAACGCCGCGATCAAAAGGACAATCAAAAGAATGCCGATAATCCCCACACCACCGTGGTTATAACCGTAACCATAGCCCCAATAGGGCACCACCGTGCCGCCGCCCAACCCCCCGAGCAGCACCAGGACCAAGACCACCACCAAAACGATGCCAAGCGTGCTCATGGGCGTCTCCTCAATGCGTCGGCCCGGTTAACCGGCCCATGCCGGGAGTTGGGGTCGCCGGACCTGATTGAGGACCGGGCGTCGGCGGCGGGAAGCTGCCGCCTGGGCGCGGGTTCTGCGGCGCATTCTGGTCGCCGGCCGGCCCCTGCATCTGCGGCGACTTCGCGCCAGCGCCGGGACTGGGCGCGGCCATCTGACCTGGCGGCGCTGGACCGCCTGCGCCGCCACCGCCGCCGCGCGCCATCGTGTTCATCGCCACGATCGAGGGCAGCGGCGACTTGAACGCTTGCGTCAAGTCGAGCTTGTCATCGAGGCGGTGCAGGAGATCGCGCGCCAGGAACTCGGGGTCGATGCCAGGGATCTGCATCACCAAGGGGTAAATCTTCTGCGCGTTGGCGATCTCTTGCGCCTGGTTCGGGTTGCCCGAGCTGCCGGCCTCGATCTCCAGCCAAACCTCTTCAGCGATCTGCTGCCGGGTCAGATCCGGCCACACTGCGCCCGGCCCGACGATGCGCTTCACAGTGGCTTCGGCCACGTTCGAAAACAGGAGCTGGCCGCCGTATTTGGCGAGATGGGTCAGGAGGTCGTCGAGATCGTCGACGTTCGAATCGTTGGTCGTGGTGCGCGAAGCCTCGCCAATCTGCGATTCGGTCGCGGTGCCTCCGGCGGTGCCCCCAAGGTTAGCCTCTTGGAAGCCGACCACCCGCAGCGTGTCCTCGAAATAGGGCGCGACGTCATAGAGCGCCGGATTGATCTCCGGCCCGGTGAAGGCTTGCAACAGCTCCTGCACCTTCTGCCCTGGCTGCAGTCCGTTGATTTCAAGAATAGCGTTCGCAGGATGCGATTCGAGCTTCTCGATGTCTTCCTGGTCAAGCGCGCCAGCGACAACCACCGTCTTGGGGCGAGCGGCTCGGCGATGTTCGCGCATGCCTTGCCGAGCGGTGTTGTAGTCGGTCTGCATATCCTTCATCAGCCGGACGTCGGACGGCGGGAAAATATCGTCCTCGTGATCAGTCTCGTTGAAGGTCAGCGCGAACCAGGGCCAGAAGCGCTCAAGCGGCGTGTCAGGCCCGGCCGGCTCGCGCAAGAAATCCATGTAACCATCGCAGACGATGTACACGAGCCCGTCTTTGCGATTGTAAATCTCCCAGATGCAACAGCATTGCTTGTCGTCGCCGGTGCCTTTTTCTTTTTCATTCGGCCCGAGCGACATCAGATAATTCGCTCGCGCGCTGGCGCTCATACCGCTGTCTGGCCGGCTATACGAAACATAAGACTTGCCGACGTCGATCGAGTAAATCTCTTTCACTTCGTTGGGGCTAAGAATGTATTCCTGCGCCACCCAATCGGAGCCAAGGAAGCCACGCAGATGAATGCACTTCGTGTCGGGGATGATCGAGAACGAGCTGGGGTAATCGTACGTCAGGCCCTCGTGAGCGATGAACTCCTGCTGGCCCTGCAGATCCTGTATCATCAAGCGCAATTGTTCGGCTTCAGCGCTATCCGGGTCACTCTCGTTGTCGGCGATATCTGCTGCGAGACGTTCGAGAGTCCCGAGGCGCTCATTGATGTCCGATAGCTTGGCGATCACGTCGGGGCGCTTCTGCATCACCCGCTCGAAACCGAGCTTGACGTAGGCGACGCCGACCGTCAGCGCGCGCCGCACCGTCATCTTCATCAGTTGCTTGAAGGGATGTAACTGTTGCGCGACCTGGTATGCGTAGAGCAGCTCCAGGGTCTTGGCGATTTTGTCGAGCAGGTCGGTCTGCTGTTTGACCTGGCTGGCGTCCTGGATAATCGCCATGCCCTGCTGCAGCATCTGCCCCATCATCGGGTTGGGCGGCGGCATGCCTGGTGGGCCAACACCCAACCCCGGCGGCATGCCTGGAGGCGCGCCAGGAAGCCCAGGAGGCCCCGGAGGCCCCGGAGGGGCTCCAGTAGACCCGACAGGCCCCGGCGGCATCCCTGGCGGTCCTGGGGGCACGGCGGGGGCTCCAGCGCCCGGCGGCGCGCCTGGCGGGGCTGGCGGACCGATCGTCTGGCCGGCGAGCTGGCCCGACTGCAGCAGCATCTGGCCCGATTCCTGGATCGCCTGCAGGGTCTGCTCGGTGCCGTCCCAGACCGTATTGAGTATCATCTCGCGCCGGCGGGCGACCGCTTTAGGATTACGGGCATAGAGAAAACTAACCCTTTGGGTCACCTCGCGCAGGGTGATGTTGGCGACGTAGCGCTTCTCTTTCGGGTTCTTCGACCATTGCTTGCCAAGACAAAAATCCTGGTCCTCCCTCATTCGTTCGAAGGCCGGCTTCCAGTGTTTCTTGGCATGCTTGACTTCCGCCGCCCAAGCTCTGACCAGCGCCTTGCGTTGCTGCGGCGGCTGCGGCGGGTCGCGCTCGATCATCTTGGCGTCGGCTTCGCCCTGGCCGATGATCTGCTGACCCGAAACACCCTGCGGCGTGCCGAACAGAGCCTCGACCGCCGCTTGGTTCGGATCTTGAGGACCAGGCATCAGATCACCCTCGCCGGCGCGTAATGTTTAACCCGACCGCACTCCCGGCATTGCCAGCCAATCCAAATCACGCCGTCGTGCGTCCCCGAAACGACGCTGCCACCACACCAACCAAATCGGCATTTCAAACCGTGAAAGAAACGGCGGATCATCACCAGCCATCCATTGCGGCGCGCGCTTCACGTTCGGCGCGCTTCGTGTTTTCCTTCACCCAGCCGAGGGTGAACTCTTTCGGGTGATCGTTCCGCACCTTCGGTTGCCCCCGCGCCGGAATCTGCTTCATCAGGCCAAGCCCGATCAGCGACAGCGCGTCGACAAAATCATCAAAACCACTATGCGGGAATTTTAGCAATTGATCGCGGGCGTCATGAAACCACCGCGGAAACCGGGGAAAGTAGACCCGACCCATGTTCATCCGCGCCGAGATCGACTGGGCGCGCGCTTGCTTGTCGGCGATCGGCGCGATCTCGTCGATCGAGCACCACACCCGGCGCTCCAGCATGCGCTTGCGCAAGAACGGCCCGATCGACTTCGAGATGCCGCCCTTCTCGCCCCACCACAGCATCGGCTTATATTTCGCCATCAGACCGATCATCGCCTCGATCGATTGATCGGACGGCAAACGCCCCCAGACAATGTCGGGCATGATCCAGATGTTGTCGTGCTCGTCGACCCCGACCACCAGGTGAACAGTCTTGTCGTTGTCCTGGCCGGTCGACACCGCGAGATCCGATGCGCCGTAATAGCGCAGGCTGTCGGGATGCGGCAGCTCGGACATTTTGTTGTAGGTGCGAATAAAGTCGATCTTGAAAAACGAGCCTTCCGCCGGCGTCGGTCGACCCTGATAGAGGGCGCTGAAGCCGCGTGCGTCGGCGCGACGCTGATCGAGCAGAAACGCAGACCCGAACCGGCTCGGCCAAAGCGGCGCATCAATCGGCCGGCCGAGCGGATCATCCTCTTCGGCCAACGCCGGCAGGTTGATGATCGACCAGGTCGCCGCCTCGTCCTCGTTGTAATAGGGATTGGTCGGGTCGGTGTGACGACCAATGATGTCGTCCTCGTTCCAGCGCGTGGCGATGATCACCAGCGCCGCGTCCTGGGTCATCATGCGATAGCGCAGGACGTTGTTGTACCAGGCCCAAAGCGCCTCACGCACGATCGGCGAGTCGGCCTCTTTGCGGTTCTTCACCGGGTCGTCGAGGATGTTGATGTCGCCGCCGCGGCCGGTCAGCGTGCCGCCGACGCCGACGAAAAACATATCGCCGCCATCGACAATGCGCAGCCGATCGTTGGCCGCGCCGCCATAGCGCAGCTCCAGCTTCGGAAAGACATGCTGGTAGAGCGGCGATTGCATCGTCGTCTTGACGACGCCGCCGACGTCCTGGGCGAATTTGTCGTTGTAGGTGGCGAAGACGATCGACCTACGTGGATTGCGGCCGACCGCCCAAGTCGGGAACAGCATCGAAGCAAGCTTGGTCTTGCCGTGCCGCGGCGGACACGAGATCATCAACCGCTTGATCCGACCCGCCTCGACCTCTTCCAGCGCCGCCCCGATCACCCGATGGTGGCGCGCCACTTCATAGGACGAGCACAGAGCATCGACCCGGTGGTCCGGGTCGGGGCTCATGTAGCGCGCGAACGGAATCAGGCTCACGCGCGATTTGAGGATCTCCTTTTTCCGGTCGAGAAGAAGGAGCCGGCGATCGGCGGTGTTCAATCGTAGTCGTCGCCATCCTCGTTAAGGTTCGACCCTGAAGGGATCGAATCCGACGAGCCGCCGCCGCCTTTGCCGGGCCGGTATTTCGCCACCATCGCATCGCCGTCTTCGCTGACGCCGCCGCGCGACATTCCCTTGTTGGAGAAATTGCCATCGTCATCACGGCCCATGCCGACGTGACCGCCCTCGCTTGGCGAACCAACGCCGTGGTCATGCGGGTCGCAATGCTCGTCGCCGGCGGTCGATGCGCCAGGGGTTCTGGGATCAATCTTCTTCATCGCTTCGAATCCTTATCATCCAGCGCTTTCATCGCCGCCTGGCCGCGCGCGAAACGCTCTTCGTCTTCCTTCTCGACCCGGTCCGCCTCCTCGTCATCGATCGGCTGACCGACAACGTAATCCTTGTCGCCAGGCTGCGGCAGCGGGCGATCATATTTCTGCGGCGGATGCAGGTCAGTCGTCGACGGCGCGTCAGGAGCGGGGGCGGCAGGCGCGCGCTTCACCGGCGGCGGCAACGGTTGGTTGGTGGTAGCCATGTTTGATGCCCTTTCAAGTTGGAGAGTTGGGGCGCATGCGCCCCAACCCCCAACGCACGAGATGCGAGTTTACCTCTTCGGTTGGGGAACCGGCGGGCTCGGCGGCAGACCCTGGCCCGGCTGCGGGGGCCGCCCAGGCCGGCCAGGCAGACCCTGGTCCGGCTCGCCCTCGCCGCGCTCCGGCACGGTCAGAACGACATAACGAGACCCGACGCCGCTGATGAACACCGCGACCAGCACCTTGCCGGGCTCGACGCTGGGCGGCAGCGGCGGCCAAACCGTACCCGGAGGCGGGTCGATCGGCGGCAGCGGCTGACCAGCAATCGGCGGCAGACCGTGCTCAGGACCAAGCGGCCAGATCGGCAACTGACCCACTCCGCCACCACCGCCTTCGTCAACGCCGTAGTCAGGGTCGGTCGGACGACCAGGGTGCGGCAAGCCATGGCCAGGACGCTCACCCGGCCGCCAGCCGCCCCACTCGGGGCGAGATGGCAGATGCCCCGGGCGACCACCGCCGCCCGGCAAACCCTGATCGGGGTAGCCGGGAGCGCCACCCTCATCAACACCGTAACCAGGGTCGACAGGGCGACCCTGGGCATCAAGAAACTGAACCCAAGCAAGGGGCATTGATCTTCTCCTGTTGTTCCTCCTCCATTGAGCTGCGACGTCGGGAGGGACGACGTCGTAGTTAGCTGAAATATGCGCCGGCGGCGGCCACTGCACCTCCGGCGGCCAGACAAACGTCGCCATCACGTCACCGCGATAACATTGCTGGTCGCCGTCGCCGA